GCCCCCCGGTAGATAGTATCGCCGATGCACTCCCGAAGGATATGGTGTTCATGGCTGACCTCGACGCCTGGGGGCGTGTACGTTTGATATTTGGGGATGGGCAGAACGGGCGCATCCCGCGCAGGGACGACAAGATAACGGCAAGATATCGTGTCGGCGGCGGGATCGCTGGAAACGTAGCCCCTGACACTATCACGATCATGCGCGATATCGCCACGGATAGCAATGGGGAGCGCGTCCCCGTTACTGTGACGAATCCAGGATGGGCGGCAGGGGGGAAGGATCCAGAGAGCGCTGCCAGCATAAAGCGATGGGCCCCCCGTTTTTTCGAGGCGCAGGCTCGCTGCGTGACACAGGGGGATTACGAGGCGTTTGCTATGGCGTTCCGTGATCCCGAAGCGGGGGCGTTTGCGAAGGCAAGGGCCTTCGTTCGAGAGAGGACAGGCGAGGCCAATGTGATCCGCTACTACGTCCTCGCATACGGGAACGGTAAAGGGAATGTCGCCGCGCCTCCACAGGCCTTGAAAGATGCGCTTCGGGCCTATATCGACAAGTATAAGATGCTGACGGATTGGATAGAGATCGAGGACGGGCGATGGCGGGAGGTAGACATCAGGGGGACAGTGCGCATAGCCAATGGAGTGAAAGCGTCTGAAGCATTGGCTGATATCGAGGCTGCCGTCTCTGCCCTTTTCGACCTGGACGTTAGAGAGATGGGCGAACCTCTGCGGATATCCGATCTTTATGCGGCGATAGACAGGGCTACAGGGGTCCTCCACGTGGAGCTGACGACGCCGACTGCCACGGTCGAGGCGGAGAAAGACGAATTATTGATCCTTGGGACGGTCGCGTTGGAGGTGGAACACGAGGGGGCGGGCTCTGATGGGAAGAATATCTGATATAGTCCCTGCGCTCTACTACAGCGACAAAAATCGGCTCGAAGGGTTCTTAAGAGCTCTTGATCCGGAGATAGATGAGATCGAAAAGAAGATCCGTGGCGTACCAGAGCTGATCGATGTGGACCGTTGTCCTGACGATAAGCTCCCTTATCTTGCCTCGATGCTCAACTGCCCGCTCGTCGGAGAGTCCCCGTCGTTTTGGCGAAAACAGATACGAAATTGGCCTTACCTCTTAAAACTGAAGGGGACAGAGCGGAGCCTCGTCTTGGCGCTAGAGAGCGTTGGTGCGGATCATTATGCTATCTACACCTATTTTCGCGATGCGGGTGGCGGATATGTAACAGAAAAGCCTGAAGGGGCCCCGTATTACAACGCTACAGATGGGCTCTGGCGCAATATCCGTACGCATTATTTTGGGGTGGAGGTCCATGTCGGGAAGGAATATGTCGAGGAACAAGGGTATCTATGGACAGTAGATGATATCCAGGAAAAACTAGCAGCCTGGATCGAGCGCGCTAAACCTTTTCACGCAGAGCTTTTGAACTTACTGATCCTGCCTCCGGACCTGATGCCTGACGATCACGTCTGCATCTGGGACTGGGACACATGGGACCACGGGCGGGCGCAGGAGTACGAGTTCGGCTCGCTGTCCCCGGTCCTGGGCGTGGGGGAGCTGGACCCGCTGCTGGAGCTGGCCGCCACGATCTGGCGCGCCACCGGCGCGGTCTGCGACCGGGGGGCGGTCTGGGACTGCGTCCGATGGGAGGACGCGCTGCCCGCCGCGCGCTCGGAGCTCATCGCCGCCGGCCTGGGGCGGACCTTCTTCGCGGCGCTGGACTGGGGCGCGGCGGGGCCGCCCGCGCCGTGGTGGAGCGAGCAGCATGACTGGGACCACGGCTGGACCTGGGACGAGACGACCCTGGAGACGGCCACGGCCACGGACTTCTCGTGTCGGGTGGGCATCGAGGGGACGTGGCGGGGGGCATCATGGGGATCCGTGACCTGGAGCGACCGGCGCGGGGGCGGGGATGCCCCCGGCGGGGGCGCGTGACGCGGACGCATCGGATATGAGGAGGCCGACGAGATGGCGATAATGACACTGGCCGCGCGGGTGGAGCTGGCGCGGCAGCTCTTCGAGATGCCCCTGCACATGGCCCTGGGCCTGGGGGGCGAGGGCTGGGGCGAGACGGCCCCGGCGGTGGACTACGGGGCCACGGCCCTGGTGCGGGAGATCGGACGCAAGGCCGTCTTCCGGAAGTTCTACGTCACGGAGGACGACGCGGGGGAGCTGATCCTGCCCGGCGACCGGCGCTTCACCACCTCGCTGACGCCCACGCGCCACATCTACGTGCAGTTCATGTTCGATTACGGCGAGGGCGTGGGCGGGGCGATCCGCGAGATGGGGCTCTTCGCCGGGACGGTCCCGAAGGCGGGGCTCCCGGAGCACCAGACGTACTTCACGCCCGAGGAGCTGGACGACGCGGGGACGCTCATCACCCTGGAGCACCCGGATACGCCAGATACATTCACTCCCCAGAAAAAGGGGACGTATGAAGAAGTCATCACGATATAGGAGGGAGGCGGGAGCATGACCTCGGAGGAGCTGAAGAGCCTGGTGGGACATCCGGATTTCTACGACCGCTGGGCGAAGGAGGACCTGTGGGACTTCCTGGCCATCATCAGCGGCCGGGCCTTCCAGGGCGCGGAGATCAACGAGATCCAGCACGTCCTGGACGAGAAGATCAGCGCGCTGGGGCGGACGCTGTACGCGGACGGCACGGTCATCGAGGGCTGCGACATCGCCATCGACCCCGACGCGGGCGTGGCGGACCTGGGCGCGGGGAAGGTGGCCCTGGACGGGAAGATCCGCGGGGTGGAGGCCGCCCGCCTGAACATCCCCGGCGGGGACGCGCGGGTGGGAATCTGGCTCAAGGCCCGCGTCATCACGGAGAAGGAGGACGGCAGCTTCCTCAGCCCGGCGGTGGGCATGGGCGAGTACCGGAAGCCGGGGGCCTACCGCATCGTGGTCACGGCGGAGTGGGGCCTGGACGGCGAGGGCCTGACCGCCCCCTTCTACGCGATTTATCGCATCACGAACTGGCAGGTGTCCAACCAGTACTACGGCGAGAACACGCCGGAATGGCTGGACGCCCTGGCGCGGTACGACCGGGACAGCAACAGCCACTACGTGGTCGAGGGCCTGCGGGTGACGGCCCTGCCCAACGCGGACAGCGCCGACGACGGCGTGAAACAGACGTATTCCATCAGCGAGGGGCTGGCCCACGTGCGGGGCTACGAGGCGCGGCTGTCCCACGCGGTGCGCCTGGTGGTGGAGGAGGACGCGGACCTGTATCAGGTGCAGAGCGAGGCGCACCAGTACGACAGCACCGGGGGCCAGGCCGTCATCCCCGTGCATCAGACGCCCATCGAGGCCATCGCCAGCGTGCGCGTGACGAAGGAGCGCACCGTGGAGCTGACGCATGGGAGCTACACCGGATGCAGCGACGACCTGCCCGATACCAGCGTGATCAAGATCGTCTCGGTGGTCCAGGGCGGCACGACGTACACCGACGGCACGGACTTCCAGCGAAACGCCAACCGGGTGGACTGGTCCCTCATGGGCGCGGAGCCCGCGCCGGGCAGCCGGTACACGGTGGTCTACCACTACCGGACCAACGTGACGCCGGACGCATCAGACGCCACGAGCCTGACGCTCTCGGGCCTGGTGGAGGGCTCGCTGGTGGAGCTGGATTACACCTACCGAATGCCGCGCCGGGACAAGATCGTGATATACAAGGATTCGACGGTGGCGCTGGTGAAGGGCGTCCCGCACCGATACGCGCCGGTCCTGCCCGCGACGCCATCAGACGCGCTCTGCCTGGCGGAGGTGGAGCAGGGCTGGGTGGGGCTGCCGAAGGTGTCGAACGTGGCGGTGCAGGCCGTGCGCATGGACGACCTGAACGAGATGCAGGAGGGCATCCGCGCCCTGTACCGGAACGTGGCCAGCCTGAAGATGCAGATGGACGCATCCTTCTCGGCCCCGACCAGCGCCGACAACGTCTTCGTGGACCCGCTCTTCGACGACGACATGCGCGACGCCGGCACGCCCCAGACGGCGATGATCGCGGGCCAGGCGCTCCAGCTCCCCATGGAGATAGCCTTCCAGACGCTGGAGACGGGGCGCGACCTGGCCCTGGCGGCCTCCCCGGTCCCCCTCATCGTCCAGGAGCAGCACACCAAGTGCATGAAGGTGAACCCCTACCTGGCCTTCGACCCCATGCCCGTCCAGGTGGGGCTGACCCCTGCGGTCGACCGCTGGACGGACACGGCCCGCGCCAGGGAGATCATCAACGCCGCCGAGCTGGACGCGCTCCAAGCCAGGGCGGCGGCGTTGCGGAAAGCGAACAGCGGCTGGACCCTGGGGCTGGTCACCGTTGGGCAGGGGACCGTCCTGACCGAGGACGCGGAGGGGACGCTGCGCCAGATCGACGTGGCCCTGAGCGCGGCGGGCTTCGGCCCCGGCGAGGGCCCCATCGCGCTGACCTTCGACGGGCTCCAGATCCCCTACATCGGGGAGGACCACGCGGACGCGGGGGGGAAGTGGACCTGCACCTTCACGATACCGGCGGGCGTCCCCACGGGATCCCGCCTGGTCCACGTCGAGGGCCCCCACTCCCAAGGGGACGCGATCTTCGTCGGCATCCGCAACATCTCGACCGCCGTGACGCGCCTCCGGTATTCCGTCTTCCGGGCCACCCCCGTCGATCCCCTGGCCCAGACCTTCATGCTGAACGAGGACCGCCACGTGGCGGGGGTGGATTTCTGGCTGTGTCAGAACGGCGTCTCCCGCCTGCGCGTGGAGATCCGCGAGACGGACCTCGGCTTCCCGACCCAGGACGTGGTGGCCCAGTGCGTGCTGGACCCGGCGGACCTGAACGCGGGGACCTGGAACCGCGCGATATTCGAGACGCCAGCGCTCCTCACGGCGGGGACGATGTACGCGATCACGCTCCTCTCGGATACGTCCGATCACGAGGTGGGCATCACGGAACTGGGCGACTACGACACGGAGACGGGCTGGGTGCGGTCCCAGGCGTACCAGACGGGGGTGCTGCTCTCCAGCTCCAACGCGAACACCTGGACGGCGCACCAGAGCGCGGACCTGGCCTTCCGGCTGCTGGGGGCGGATTTCCACGAGCATCGCCAGGCCGTGGAGCTGGGGACGCTGGACCTGACCGGGATGACGGACATCCTGGCGATGGCGGAGGTGGAGACCACCAGCGCCGCCACGGGCGTGACCTTCGTCCTCCGGAAGGAGGGCGCGGAGGTGGCCCGGATGCAGGCCTGGCAGGGGATGAGCTTCGCCGAGCCCCTGGACGGGGCCCACACGCTGGAGGCGGAGCTCTTCGGCGACGCGAAGTATTCCCCCATCCTGGGGCGCGATCCCCAGGTGATGCTGGGCAAGGTCGGGACCTTCGGGGACTACGTGAGCCGCGCGTTCAAATGCGGCGCGGGAAAGCGGGTGATGGTCACCACTTCCGACTACGCCCCCGTGGGGGCGACCGTGAAGGTGTACGTGGAGACGGCCTCCGGCGTCTGGACCGAGGCGGCGGCCTCCACGTCGGAGCCCATCGGCGACGGGTGGTATCGGGACGTGCGCTTCGTCCCGTGCGATCTGGCGCAGACGAGGCTGAAGATCGAGCTGACGGGCGGCCCCGGCGCGAGGCCGATGGTGACGGACATCAGCGCCGTCGTCCTGCCCGCGTGACGTGCGCCCGATGGAAGGAGATGATGGAGGATGGCCGATGTGACCGCGACGCCGGGGATGGACCCGGCCCCCGCGCCCCTGGTGGACGACCGGACCGCGCGGGGCTGGCCCCTGCCGCACCGGCGTAACAAGATCGCCACGGACAACGAGCGCCTGCGCGCGGCCCTGTCCAGCATCGACACGGAGCTGACGGCGGCTGATACCTTCGCCGCCGCCACGGACAGGGAGCTGGCGCGGTACGAGGAGGCGACGGACGCCACCCTGGACCAGCACCGCACGGAGCTGGACGCCCTGGACCGCGACAAGGCGAACGAGGCGTCGGTGTCCCAGCGCTTCGAGACCCTGGGCGCGTCGGTCCAGTTCAGCTTCGACACGCTGCTCCACGACGACCTGCATGAGATCGACACCGGCACCTACCGCCACCTGACGCAGGCGCAGCAGGCGGCGCTCCCGGCGGGGCTGTCGGCCAGCAACCGGTTCGTGGCCGAGGCCCGCGTCATCGCGGAGGTGGACCTGGGCGCGGCGGCCCGGACGGCATCGGCCCGCATCCCGGACGGCATCGGCCTCTGGGCCAGCGTGAAGGGCCTGGGCATCTTCCGGCTGGACCGGGCGTCGGTGGAGCCCCCGGACGGGGAGACATCGATCCTCCCCCAGACGGGGGCGGGCCGCTGGCTCCTCCAGGCCCCGGCCCCGGAGGAGGCCGTGGCGATGGCCGAGGACCTGCTGGTGGACACCGTATGGCTGGGCCCCACCTCGACGAGCACGACATCCATATCCGCACATCTTACGGCCAATAGGTCATACGTCATCGGCGCGGAGGGCTGGCGGCTGCTGGGCGTGACGCCGCCGGCGGGGCTGCCGCTCCACTGGACCCACGCGGTGGACGGGACCAGCGTGACGATAACGTTCTACAACGACACGGACGCGCAGATATCGCTGCCCGCGCAGACCTTCGGGTTCACCCTCCTGGTCCCCACGCCCGTGACGGCCCGTGGGCGGCGGGTCATGAACTGGCTCCTGCGGGCGCGCCCGTCCGGGGCGGAGGTGGACGGGACGATGGCGGGCCTCCCCGAGGCGCGGGAGGCCCTGGAGGAGATCGGCGGGAGCGCGAAGATGACGGCCCGCCTCCTGGGGGACGGGGCGGCGCTGGCCGCCGTGGGGGGATCGCGGGCGGCGACGGCGGCCCTGTTCTCCGGGAAGGCCGCGCAGGGCGCGCTCATAGCGGGGCTCGGCGCGAACGCGGCCAACGCCCCCGGCACGCTCTACGTCCAGCTCGCGTCCCATCGTCCCGCGATGGAGGGCATCTTCTGGGACCACCACGGCCTCGCCGCGCGGATCTGGGGCGTGAATGGCACGAATACCTGGATGGCCGAGGGCCTGGGGCTCGACGTGATGTTCCGGGATACCTGGTGCGCGTCGAACTTCCAAGTGATACATGGCGCGCAGCGCTACGGCCAAAACAAAGAACTGGTGGCGGTCTTGATCTCCATGGGCTGGACGCGGCAGGAGCACATCGTCCAGGACCTGGAAAACGCCGGCGGTCAGATCGCGCCGAGCCTCCGCGAGGCCGAGGGCGTGCTCTTCATCTGGGTCGGGGGGCGGGGCTCGTCCGTGAACATGAACGTGAAGAACGGCAACGGGGTGGCTGTGTTCACGGCCAGCGTGGGCGCGGTCGCGTCAGCGTCGTGGGCGGTCCAAGAGAACAGCGGAAATTATATGCCGAGCATCATCATCCACCCGTCCGTGCCGCTGTCCCTGTCCACGCACGGGAGCTGGGTGGCGGACCTCTGGGTCCCGCCGGCGCTGTAGGAGGTGCGAGATGAGCTATATCCTGTGGCACGAGGAATGGGGGCCCCTGATGCGCGTGGACGCGGACCGGAAGACGGCCCGCCTGCGCGAGGGGGAGATGGCGATCCCCTGCGAGGAGGGGGCGGACCCCGGCGACCGGGAGCGCTGGGCGCGGGAGGCCGAGGAGTGGAAGGCCCGCATCCCGACGATGGAGGAGCTTCGGGAGGCGAAGCTGGACGAGCTGGCGGCCTCGCGCTGGGCGGCGGAGACGGGCGGCGTGAGCGTGGGGGGTATGACCATCCGCACGGACCGGGAGAGCCAGGGCATGATCACGGGCGCGGCCCTCCAGGCGATGATAGATCCGGAGTATACCTGCCGCTGGAAGGCGGGGGAAGGGTTCGTGGACCTGGACGCGCAGACGATCCTGGGGGCGGCGATGGCGGTGCGGGCGCACGTCCAGGCATGCTTCGACCGCGAGGCAGAACTGGCGGCCCGCGCAGCGGCGGCCTCCACGCCGAAGGATCTGGAGGCGATCTCCTGGGAGGAGAAAGGAGAAGTGAGCGAAGATGCGTGACGACAAGACCGCGCGGGGCTGGGACCTGCCCCACGCGGATAACTACCTAGAGGACGATGTGGAGCGCCTTCGGGGCGCATTGACCGCAGCCGATGAGGACATGACCGATGTATCCGATTCCATCTCCGCTATCCAGGCCGATCTGGCGCAACGCCCGAAGGACGTCGTGATCACATCGCACGCACTCACTGCCGCCGAGGTCACGGCAAAGTCCTTCACGCTACCGTCCACGCCGGACGGCGCGGTGCTCGTTTCGGTGCTGGGCCTGGTCCATCGGCCCGGCGTGGATTATGCGGTCTCGGGAAACACTCTATCCTGGAACGGCCTGGGCTTGGAGCAGAACGCCCTGGTCGAGGGGGATGTGTTTGTTTTGGTCTACAAGACGAAAGGGGCATAAAAAATGAAGCTGGATCCAAGGGGCATCGATACTGAGGCAGTGTTACGGGGGGGGGGGTAGTAACACTACTCTAGCCCAGATGGTGGAAGATGTAGCGGCGTCGGTAAAGAACGGGAATAGCGAGCTCCCCCCCTTTCCCGGCGGGGCAAGTATCGCAGGAGCAGCAGGTCCTTCTAGGTATATGCAGATTCGCGGCGACTTTGACGACAAGGGGCGCGTGGCCATTAATTTATTCGATACTCATTTAGAGTTGTTTAAGGATGAGGGTGAAGGGTGGATCTCACGCGCGGTATATATACCCCACGAGGATACGGGATGGGTAGAGCTTACGACGGGGAACGTATGGTATCGCAGGCGGGATGGGGTCGTGTATGTGCGGGTGTTCGTTACGCCTACATTCACGGTAATCCCGGGGGCAACGGTCCATGTATTCGCGACTTTACCCGAAGGATGCCGCCCCCCCATGCGTATGGAGAGCGTCATTAGCGTCGAGCATCCCGATATGCCAGCCAGATGTGCTCAATTCTTTGTTGAGCCAGACGGAGGAATAAAGATGTGGTCCTATACCGCTATACCAGCTGGGACGAATGTCATTGGGGCTATCTCTTTCCCGGTCTAGTCAGGAGGCCTTACGCCTCCTGTGTTTGATATTTTGGAGGTGCGAAAGATGCAGTTAGAGCAGCGCGGAATGTCTCTCCCATACGCATTCAGCCAGATGTTCGGTGACGCTCCAAAGCCTGACGGCGGGCTGAGCGGTGAGGCGAATGGGCTCAATTTCTTACCAATTAGTCATGAATGGTCAGGGGGGGGGGGGAGAAACTGACCTTCCTGCTACTTGGAGATCTTTTTACCTGACCTGGAGCAGCAAGGGATGGGTAAGAACGAGCGGGTTGATATGTGTCACGCTGGGAGAATGGCTTATTCCCCCGCGTTTAATGATATTTAACGTGATTACGGGGGCAATTGATCCGTTAGTGTCATATTGTGTTTATGAGCCATTGACGCGGGGGACGTACATGCAGACGGCGGGCGGATTAGGGGCCGACGTAGCGTCTACGGAGCACCCTTTCCCGGGAAATATCGATATTCGATATGAGGGGAAACTATCCGTAGATGGGGCGAGGGCAGAACATACCCTGCGTGTGATATGCCCTGAAGGACGGTGGAGCCATGGCTGGGTGCTGTATACGTCCAGCGCGACGGAATGGGGCGACGCATACGTGCTCACGCCGATGAGGGTCGAATTGCGGTAGATAGAGTGAGGGGGATAAAGGATGAAAGTAGAAGAGCGGGCCGTCGATACCGACGGGATGCAGCAAATAGCGCGGATAGTCTCAAATATTCCGGAGAGCGACGGGAATAAAGGCTCGATATATGCGGCGGAGGATGGGATCCATCTCAAGGTCATCGATCTTCCGTTTGCGCATGATAAGGTACAGGTCAGCTTCACAAACGAGAATATAAAGTTTTGGAAACACGATGTGGACGGGGACTGGCGGGTCGTAAAGACCTATACGGCGGATGATGATTCGGGATGGGTCACGCTTCCAAGCGGGCTCAGAGTTCGACGCATAAGAAATATAGTATATATCAGCTCATACATCGAAATTTCAAGAGAGTTTCCAATGTGGCAACCATACACCATCGATACGTTGCCTGAGGGGTTTTTTGCCTCAAATTGGGGGAGTATAGGGTTTCCCGCCCTTTTTGATTGTTATGTGGGCGAAGGGATCCCGCTCACCGTTATGGTACATATATACATAAATGGTGCAACAATCACGATGTATCAGCGCGATTATAATGTTCCAGCGTTGGCCCCGCGTTCAGGGTATCTTTTGTTTTTTGTTTCTATCCCGCTATGATGCTGGTTTTGGTGTGTGCGTTTTTTTGTGGTGTGGTCCATGAGTTGGGACATTATTTGGCGGCGCTTTACTTCGGTAAAGTTTTAAGATTCCGCTTTAGTTTCGGGCGGTTCTATGTCCCGCGATATATTTGGAACATGCCCCAGATGGAGAGATGGAAGCAGCGGGTCGTTGCGGTGTCGGGGTTCGCGACGGAGGGCTTCGTAGCTGGGGCGCTGTGTGGTGGTGGCTGGCCCTGGATGGCCGGGGCCTTCGTGGTGCATCTGGCGGCGTATCCGTTCTACGCGGGTACGGCGTCCGATTTCAAATGGTTCAAGGAGTGATGATCATGTGGGAGAAATTGAAGGAGATCAAGAAATGGGTCGTGGAGAAGGTGCTCTGGGTCGAACGCGAGCTGAAGGGCAAAAGCGGCGCGGAGAAACGGGAGGTCGTCGTGAGAATGCTGAACGACATCATCGACCTGCCGTGGGTCCCGGAGTGGATTGAAGGGTATGCCATCGGGTGGCTGGTGGACTTCGTATGCGACGCACTGAACCGCCTGCTGGGGCACGACTGGAGCGGCGCGACGCTGAACGAGGACAACGTTGAAAAACTGGCGGCGGCGCTGGACGCGCCGGTGTCGGCGGTGAGCGCCGTGGCGGAAAAGCAGGGACTGAGCGTGGACGAGCGCATCGAAGAGCTGTATAAGGAATACGTCCTGAAGAACGAGACGCCCCCGGCGGACGAGCAGCTCACGCCGCACTTCGCGAAGAGCGAATTTGCCTGCAAGTGCGGATGCGGGGAGTTTGACATGGACCCGGACATCGTGAAAATGTGCGAGACCATACGGACGGAGCTGAACATGCCCGTGATGGTCAACAGCGGGAGGCGGTGCGTGAAGTACAACGCGAAGGTGAAGGGAGCGGCGAAGGACAGCCAGCACACGAAGGGCAAGGCGGTGGACTTGAGCTGCGCGGTGGGGCCGAAGAAGCTCTATGAGACCATTAAGCGGCTTTACGACGAGGGGAAGCTGCCGGGGCTGGAATATTGCTTGAGGTATCCCACGTTCGTACACATCGACGTGGGGCCGGCGCGCAAGCAGCGGTTCGCCGTAAGGGGGTAGCGCCATGCAGAGGGGAGAGGTGATCCAAATGCAAGAGGAAACGCGGACCTTCCTCCAGGTCCTCAGTATCGCGGGGCTTGGAGGCGGGATCAATTACATCCGTCATCATCGGAGCGGGGGCTTCCGCGCGTTGGAGCTAGCCGCCAGTATCGCCGTCTCCGCCTTCGCAGGGATGGAGGCCCATTTCCTAGTCCGGTGGATGGGCCTGAGCGTGGATCTCCAGTTTGCTATCGCCGGGATCGCGGGGTACGGCGGCGGCGTGCTGCTCGATACCGCCGTGAACATCGCCCACCAGATCATGCACGCCCGCGCTGGGACGAAGGCGGGCGAGACTGGAAAGACGCAGGGCTCGACGGATATCCTGGGGACGCAGCCGGATGCGAAAGAAAAGAAGTAGTTATCGCTTGCATTTTGTAAGCCTGTCACCTTCCTACGCGGGGCCCTTCGGGGCCCCGTTTTTTTTGTACTTGAAAGCTACTATACAAGCCGTCCATCTTCCGTTATTTAGGTATAAATACCTATAGTAATTATATTTATAATGAAGTATGATTAAACCATCAAGAAAGGAGGTGAGGACGGTGGACGAGGAAACAAGGCAGCTCATCCGAGACCTGAACGGGCTCCTCTAGACCCTGATAGCAAGCCTAGCACTCTACTTCAGCTACCAGGCCTACCGAAAAAGGCCCAAGGCCCCGGATGAGCGGAAACGGAAGCGCCCCAAACGGGGCAGGCGGCGCAAGCGCCGAAACAGGCGCAAGCGCTAAGACCGAGGGGGGAGGTCGGATCTCCCCCCTACTTCCAAATTTTACCACGTCCACCGTTAGGATGGGAAAGTTCCAGAAGGCTTTTTTAGTGTTGGCCCCGGCGTTGTTGGCAGCTTCCACGCCGCTCTATGACTGGGACAGGGAGGCGCTCTCCTTCGTGCTGTTCGGCGTCGCCCTGGGGGCTTGGGGGGCCGCCCTAGCGGCCTGGCTAGGCACGCGGGGACGGTGAGCGGGATGGACGTCGAGGATTTCGTCTCGGTGGCGGAGGCAGTGGAGATATCCGGATACGATCGGATGCACATCGCCCTCCTCTGCCGCCAGGGCAGGCTTCCCGGCGCGCGAAAGATGGGGAGCCAGTGGATCATCCCGCGCAAGGCGCTCCAAGAGTACATGCCCGCGCCGCCCGGTCCCAGGCCGGGCTCGAAGCGGGTGAAGGAGGATCCCCTGGAGGCGGAGCTGAAGGAGGCCATCGCCAGGGGGAAAGCGAGAAAAGAGAGAGGCGACGGGGGATAGCCCCCGCCGCCTCTTTTTTGCGCCCTTGCGCCCCTCCACACCGGGCCCCCAAAAATATAATAAGATCATACTGCGAGGATACCAATAAGAAACGGAGGGTCGGTATGAGTTTCACGAAGATGCTCTGCGAGGCGCTGGACATCCCGAGGCCGGAGGAGAAGCTGAAGCCCATCGAGCATGGCGGGCGATGCGGGATGTGCGGCGGGGAAGAGGGGCCGTTCTATCGCGGCCAGGACCTATGCAGCAATAGCAACGCCGTCTTCCTAGAGGTCTTCCACGGCGCGGACTGCCCTGTGTGCGTTTATTGCGCCTCGCTGTTCAAGGCGCAAAATCCCAAGCTCTGCAATACGGGGAGCAAGGCTATGTGCGTCATCGACGGGGTAGGGGGGCTCCCTGTCATCGCCAGGGACAGCGCGGAGAAGTTCGATAGGCCCTGCTGGACGGACCTAGTTAAGGCGGTGAGGATCGGTGCCCCCTGCGTAATAATCCTCTCCACCAATACAAAGAAACGCGTCTGGCCGATAGCGAAAAGCGGCTTCATCGGCGAGAACACGCCAGTGACGCTGAGCGACAACGAGCTGGACCTTAACACGACCATCTATATCGACTGGGGCGAGATGCTTAAGGACCTTGCGTATGTCGAAAGCCTAATGACGGCGGGGCTGGCGAAGGGGATGCTGTTTAGCTCCCTGCTGAAGGGCTTGCCGCCCGAGGGTTGGACGGCGGAAGATATTATCGAGGCCGAGATGAAGATGTCCATCATACGCACGAAGAAGCACGCCCCATTCGTTCAACTTATCGCACAGAAAGCGAAGGAGGAAGCGCTATCATGAGATTTGAGGCGAAGCCGAACGTCATCGAGATGATCCTGACCGCCCAGAGCCCCATCATCCACGGGGACCCCGCTGTGACGCGGGACACGAATATCACCACGTTCAACCGCCAGAAGCAGATCCTTCCGCTTGCGCCTGTATTCTCCGGGAACGGGGACGATGAGCGGCTACTGAAGGCTATCGCTGAGGCCCACCCCGTCACGCCGGGGCTGAAAAAGCTATTCTCCCAGTCCTCGACGGCGGAAGTAGTCTCCGTGATCCTCATCCGGCTCTTTATCGAGATCTACAGCGGGAAGGGGCTCTTCGTCGATGCGGACCGGTACTCCATGCTGGAAGGGCGCGTGAAGGCCGTATCTATGAAGGCGGGCTCGCTCTCTACGTTCTGGGGCGGGCTCCTGGACGCGATGGACGTAGACATCCAGCCGGGGGCCTACGATGCGATGCTGGCCGATATCTTCTCCCTGTCTCGAAAGCTCCAAGCCCTGGCGCTATCTATCTTGGTCGAGATCGGGGCCGTAGCGATCTTCAAGGCCCGCCTCTGGAATAACGCGCTACGGGACGCCAGGCGTGACGAGGAGCTTAAAGAGGGCGGTGCGAGCGAGGGATTGACCGAGACGCTGGACCTCTTGTCTATGCTGGATGATCCGGCGGATATCCAGCGCAAGGAAGCCGAGAGCTCTGTGGTCGAGGTCCCGACGGTCTCCCCCAACACCATCCGCAATCGTGTCATCCGCACGCCGGGATGGGAACACCTTTGCGCGGCGCTAGGGATCGACGCGATGCATCCGGGCGATGGGGACCTGCCCATCGGGGTGGAGGCACTGTTCGTGAATGGCGGGAACATCGAGAGCGGCGGGAAGCAGCCGAACGCGCCTGAGGCTATGGCGAACGCCATCCGGCGGAAGTATCCGCTCGTGGACCTGCTGGGCGGGGTGATAAACTCCGTCATCCTGGGGCGCTCCTGCCTTTCGGTGAATTCGTGGCTGGTATGCAGGGAGAATGCTTCCATCCTGGAACATACCAGCGCGGCGGGGCGAAGCAACCTCCGTATCAGCTCCTTCCAGATGGTGGACAGCGAGATGAAGATCAGGACGAAGACATCGCGCGGCGTGGGGCAGTCCATGGCGAACGCGGAATCCCTGGCGATCGGGTCGGAGATCTTCGTGCGCCTGACACTGGCCCCGTTCACCCAGGATATCACGAAGGGGGCGCTATTCGCGGCGCTGAGGACCTTCCAGGCCATGCCTCACGTCGGGGGGCATTCCAGCACTGGCGGCGGGCTGATGGATATGGATCTGACGCGGGGGATGGAGGGAGAGGACGCCCTGCTCGCCCTTTATGAGGACTATCTGGAGGAGCATAAGGAGGAGCTGCGGCAGGGGCTCGTGACGGGCACCCTAGCGATCGGGGATAAGGCGCTGTGCGTGTGAGGTGAGGGGAATGTATACTCCCGACCTGCTGAAGCCTTATGAGGAGAGATATCGGGGCATCGTTCCTCAGGGGATGAAGGTAGAGGCTGTCTTGGAGGACCGCTTCATCGCTACCGAGCCGGTGACGCTAGATGGGCTCCTGGCCTGGGCCGTGGTCCAGGAGGCGCAGAATGAGGCCGGGGAGAGGATACCCTTTCAGGAGAGGGAGGATATCGCCTTCATGCCCCTGCCCCTCAAGATACTGTGGGCGGATGAGGCGGGCGGCCCGCTATGGTGTGCGTCGTTCTTCCTCCCCGACGAGGTGGACTGTGACGTGGAATATATGCACAAGCGAGCGCCGGACGGGCATAGGACGAAGAGCAAGCATCCCGAGTCCTTCGGCGTGAAGGGCGTGACGGGGCGATGGGCGGAACGTCGGACGCCGTTCCCCGTCACTCTTGCCCGAAAGCTGGAAGCATGGTGCCTGGGGGACGTCGCCGAGGTCCGGCGGCTCCTCCAGTACGTCACGCACGTAGGGAAGAAGACGGCGGCGGGGTTCGGTATCGTGCGGGAGTGGATCGTCGAGCCCGCCGATATCCAGGAACGGGACTGCCTCATCCGGGACGGGAAGCTGGTACGGAACGTCCCTGCGGGATATGGCGGCATCGAGACCGAGGCTCCAACAGAGCTGCTGGGCTGGGCCCCTCCGTATTGGGACCCGGCGTTCTATGGGGCTGGCTTCCGCTTCGGGGCGCGGATATGAGAGCGTTACAAAACTGCGCCATGGTACAAAAAAATAACATACATGCGGGGTGGTGATGGATATGATCGTGACAGGGAGCGCCCTACGCGATACGGAGACGAAGGCGAAGATCGCGGCAGAAGCGGCCTGTCTCCTACGGCCATCTGCCCCGGTCAGTCCCCTGGTCTGGGAGATCGGGGATACAGGGGCCTCAAAGGATGAGCCAAGGCATGTGGGCGTATTGCCGCCGGAGCGCCACGAGGGGGCGGCGCAGATGCTCCGGCAGATGGGATTCGTCTGGACCGTCTCTATATGGGCGAAGAAGTGTACGGATGAAACGGTGGACGACCTGATCGTCGAGGTGGCTGTGGGTCTTTTGGCGCTGGGGCTGGTTGTGCGCGTCCCCCGCCCTGAGCTCGTCGAGCGTGTCGTGTCCGGGGACTACGAGCCCGTCTGTATGCGGCACGTGAAGGTCTTGTCTGGGGGACGAAGGTTTATCTTGACTTGGCCCAGTGAGAAAGATAACGGCCTCTACGACGCGCTTAAGCGCGTGCCCGGCGCGAGATGGGACCGGGCGCTTCGGGGCGTGACCTTACCGAAGGAGATGTATAACGAGATGCTGGACTTCGCCGAGGCTAACGGATTCCAGATCTCGGAGGAGGCGCAGCGCTTGGCCGCCGAAGCGGAGGCCGTGTATAAGGCTACCGTCATCGTGGACGTGCAGCCCCGCGAGCTTGAGCCACCGGCCAGGCGGGGGATAGGAGAGATCGATGCGGAGCTTCGCGACGACGACTGAATTGCTCCCGCATCAGGTGGAGGCGGTGGCGAAGCTCCTTCCATCGCGGGTCGGAGCGCTCTTTATGGAGATGGGGACGGGGAAGAGCAGGACTGCTATAGAGCTGGTCCGCCTGCGGGCGCGAAAGGTGGACCGGGTGCTCTGGTTCTGCCCCGTGTCTTTGAAGGAGACCGTAAGGCACGAAATCTTAAAACATACGGATTGTGCCCCGGAGGATGTCTGCGTTTTTGGGGATAAGACGGACGAGCGTACCGTGCCGAAGGGCCCCCTCTGGTACGTCATCGGGCTGGAAAGCGTGTCGCAGAGCAGGCGGGTGGCCTTGACGGCGGCGCGGCTGGCGACGAAAGATTCTTTCGCCATCGTGGACGAATCCAGCTATATCAAAGGGCATGAAGCACTGCGCACGCGGCGGCTCATCGTCTTCTGCGAGAAATGCCGCTATCGCATGATCTTGACGGGGACGCCCATGACACAGGGAGTACCTGACCTGTTCAGCCAGATGTATTTTCTCTCGCCAAAGATCCTTGGCTATCGGTCGTGGTATACCTTCGAGGCCAATCACCTGGAGTACGACAAGCGCCGAAAGGGGCTGCTCATCCGGGCGCATGACACGCAGGGATTAGCGGAGAAGATGCAGCCCTACGTCTTTCAGGTCACGAAGGGCGAATGTCTATCATTACCGGAGAAGCTATACGACCGCTATTATTTTGAGTTGACTCCTGAGCAGGAAAGGGCCTATGCCCAGGCAAAGAGCGATTTCGCGGACGCTCTGGCTGACGAAGGCGGCGATAGCTTTAGCTCCCTCCCGTTCTTTTATCTTTTTACGTCGTTGCAGTCCATCGTGTGCGGCTTCTGGCGCTATCGCCCCGAATGGTGGCGCAGGGACAAGGAATGGCCGATGCAGGTGGAGACCTTACCACACCGACGTATCGAGTGCATGATGGACGTGATCGGACGTATCCCCTCCAGCGAAAAGGTCATCATCTGGGCGAAGTACCGGCATTGCGTAGAGGAGATCGTAAAGAGCCTGAATACCGCATTTGGAGCGGATGCGGTGGCGCAGTTCCACGGCGGGATCCTGAGGCGGGGACGGGAGGCGGAGCTAGAGAAGTTTCGCACGTCGGCGCGGTTCCTCGTAGCGACGCAGTCCTGCGGCGGGCATGGGCTGACCTTGAACGAGGCTTCATATGTGATCTTCTATGCGGATGGATTTAAGTATTCCGAACGCCTCCAGGCGGAAGACCGCTGTCACCGTATCGGGCAGAGCCGCCCCGTCACCTATATCACGCTCTCCAGCAATGCGGGCATCGAGAACAGGATAGCTCAGGCCATCGCGAACAAGTCCGACGTCCTGCGGGACTTTAAGGCAGAGATCGATAAGGTCAAGGAGGAGGGGATAAGGGACCGGGCGAGAAAGATGGTGATGGAGCTATGAGCGTCAAGAAGTACCTGAACATCGACGTCTACGAGGCATTCCAGCGGCGGATGGACTTCATCTTTTCGGAGTTCGAGAATGTGACTATCTCTTTCAGCGGGGGCAAGGATTCTGGGCTGCTCCTTCACCTTGTGATGGATTTCGTGCGGACACATGGGATCACGAGGCGCGTAGGGCTATTCCATCAGGACATGGAGGCGCAGTATCAGTGTACGACGGATTTTGTCACGGACATGTTCGAGATGTACGCCGATAGTATGGAGCCTTATTGGTGGTGTATCCCCATAGCGTCGCGAACGGCTGTAGGGCAATATGAGATGTTCTGGTATCCATGGGACGAGACCAAGCCTGAAGCGTGGATTCGTCCCCGCCCAGATCATCCTTATATTTATACGCTAGAGAACAACCCTATGGGGAGCTTCTATCGTTATCGAATGGAATATAAAGCCCATATGAAAGCGTTCACGCGCTGGTATTGTCATGCGCATGGAGGGGGACGGACAATAGCGCTCATGGGGATGAGAGCAGACGAATCTTTGCGCCGATATCAGAGCATCGTGAACAAGCGTTCCGACTATAAGGGTAAAAAATGGATCACGCAAGAGCATGAGAACAGTTATAGCTCATCGCCGCTCTATGACTGGACGACAGAAGATATCTGGCACGCCCATGCAGTGAAGGGATACACATATAATCGCGTCTACGACCTGTTTTATTTAGCTGGCTTGACTATCCATGATATGCGGGTAGCCAGTCCGTTCCACGAAGCTGCTACAGCGAGCCTTCATCTTTACAAGGTGCTAGAGCCTGAAACATGGACGAAACTGCTTTGCCGCGTTTCAGGAGCAAATTTTGCAGCCCTCTATGGGAAGAGCTATGCGATGGGGTATCGCGGGCTCTCCTTACCCGAAGGATATACGTGGGAGTCCTACGTCGCTTTTCTGTTAGCCTCCTTGCCGGAATATATGCGCAAGAATTATATTGAGCGTTTTGCGAAACTCGATATGGATGAGCCGCCATGGCGCGAGATGGCTATCTGTATCCTGAAGAACGATCATCTTTGCCGTAATCTCAACGGCGCTAAGAAAAGAGCAGAGGCGCGCGTAAAACAGAAGGCAGAATGGCGAGAAGGTATATTCTCAAAATACGCTGACCTTTAAGGAGATGATGTCATGGATATCGTGATATACGAGAAGCGGTCACCTGAATTTTGGAGCTTGATGGGGCCGTTCTTCGCATCGCGGAAAGTCCGGCGCGATATATCCTCGATGTACGATGATGAGCGGTATGTTTGGATATTGGCTGTTGAAGATGGAAAGGTGTTAGGGTTCGTTGCGGTCCGCCCTTCAAGATCTAGCGCTCTATTATCGAGCCTTTACGTCAGAGAAGATAGTAGAGGAAAGGGGATTGCTCGTGCGTTGGTCTCTGCACATTTGGCATATTGCAGGGAACATAAGCTCTGGAAGGTATGCGTCACGGCTGCCCCATCATCGCGTGCGATCATGGAGAAGCATGGATTTAGGGAGACGGGGGTACGAGGCAATAGCACGACGATGGAGGTCCATTTAGATGTCTACGGGCGCTGATATTATGGATATGGCACAGGCCTTCTGCGCCCAGATAGAAGCCCTCCCCATGAAGGAGAAGATAGAAGGGCTTAACCTCGTCCGCAAGATGCTCCACCAGGTGAGCCCCTTCCGGGACGAGCCTGTGGACTGCGTGCTCTGGGTATCGAGCGAGGCTGTGGAGGGCAACGAGTACAACCCAAATTCCGTTGCGCCGCCGGAGATGCGGCTCCTGGAACTCTCTATCCAGGAGGACGGGTATACCCAGCCCGTGGTGACGAATCCCGAAGGGGAAAGCCTCTGGCGCGTAGTGGACGGCTTCCACAGGACGCGCGTCGCGAAGGAGAGCGCCGCCGTGCGGGAGCGTATCTTCGGTTATATCCCCGTCGTGGAGATACGGGCGGGGCGCGACGGGAAGCGGGACCGGATGGCCGCCACCATCCGCCACAACCGGGCGCGGGGCGTCCACGGCGTGGAGCGGATGTCGGACATCGTGGCGGAGCTCCATGGCCTGGGCTGGACGGACGCGGAGATCGCGAAGGAGCTGGGCATGGACGCGGATGAGGTCCTGCGCCTGAAACAGATCACCGGCCTGGCGGAGCTCTTTAGATCGGGCGGGTATTCGCGGGCGTGGGAATAAGGAGATAGGATCGACGGGGGATAGCTCACGAAGAGCTATCCCCCGCTTTTTTGTGCCTGGATATAGGGCATCACTCGTCGCTCATTCCCTCTTTCATGGGTATGACCTCAAGAGGCCGATTCTTCCTTGGCCTCCTGACTGCGGCACAAGCAACGCGGATATCGTCAAATGGGACTTTGTAAAGTTTCGCCAGGTCCTCTGCGATACCCAACGGCAATTCAGCTTGACCAAGCTCATATCGCCTGAGCGTATCCGGGGCGACCCCTAGCGCCACAGCAGCTTGCGGTCGCGTCAGCCCCGCATCCGAACGCAAGGCCCCTAAAGGAGTTCGGTCTGCATTGCTCCATCGTGGCATCTTCTTCACCTCCTGGATATATTATATACTATTTTTCACGTCTTAAAAACAAGGCCTTAATAATAAGTATATTTACTGATGTAAGGCCTTATTTTTAAGGTATCATATAACCATCGAGCGAGGGAGATACTAAGAGCCCAAGCAGAGCAGATTGAAAAAATAAGCCCAGGCCTCGGGCAGACAAAGAGGTCCCCAGAAGCAGAGCGGGAGGGAAGAGCGCGAGATCGCCAAGAGGCCCGGAGAACGCCAAGAAGCGGACGGAGGAGCAGGCAGACCTCTCAACGGTCGGCACTCGGGGACAGGTCGAAACCGGCGGTGACAGAGCCGGTCCAAGGGTAAAACCCTTGCTGATGAGACCAAAAGGAGGAGATCAAGATGTTGCAGTTCGTAGAGTTTGAGGGAATTGACCACGCCAACATCGAGCTTTTCGACATCGCGGAGGAGGCCGGATGCACCGAGGCCATGGACCTCCTGCACGACGCCCACAAGTGGGCGAAGAGCAAGGAGGAGGCCTACGAGATGGTAAGGAAGGCCTTTTACGTCCTGCGCCTGGAGCACGAGGACGTAATGAAGGAGAAGTTCGGGAAGAAGGTGTTCCCGGAATATACGGCCCTTTGCAAGACGAGGAAGGGGAGGAAGGGGGCGTAAGCCCCCCCCTCCCCCCCACCATATCAGGAGGATAGCAAAATGAAAAATATCACTCGGAAAGAACTTTTTAAGATGGGCATCAGGGCACTGGTAGAAAAAGAGCCGGAATGGATCTTCTACGGGATCCCGGACCTGCGAGAGGTCCTGAGCTATGCGGGAATCGAGGGTGCTGAGTTCGACGCCCTCATCAAAGCCGCCAGGGATAGCGATAAGATCCAGCTCCACATAGGAGACGTGAGGTATATGACCCTAGACCAGGCACGAGCCCGTTTCACCGATGAAAACGGGTTTACCTTTGGGACCTTTACGATAAGGAGGGGCTTATAATGGAGGGGACGAACTGGGCGGGCGTCATCGATCAGAACTGGGACGCGGCGCTGGCCGCGATGGTGAGGGCCGGATACGATTCAGCGGCCCTTGACGAGGATAGCGTCCTCACGGTGGAGATGGGGACCGACGGCGCGGTATCCCTGCGACGGGACAGGGTCGGGACTATCAGCCCCGAAGCGAAGGCCGGGGAGGCGCTGATCCTCTGGACGTACTGCACGGGGGATCGCTGGCACGGGGGCTATGACCCCGACCAGTACGCAAAGGTGGGGGCGGAGAAAGATCTCTGGCTCCGCCTGCACCAGACCAACGGATACAGGCTCCCGGCGAGGCCCCGCCCCTGGTGAAGCGGGGATCATATCACGACATTCCCTCGGGGGGTTTCCCCCGAGGGCAAATATAAGGAGGAGAATGAGATGACAAAGTTTAACGTCACCGATCTGCATGGGAATATGTCTTGGGGTCTGCCCTGGAAGATCTCGCCATGGAGCGGCGATTTTATTGTCAGGCAGGATGATGGGGACTGGGTGGAGCCGTCGGGGATCGCCTATACCGACAACCAGAGCGAGGAGTTTGCGGAGCTGTACCTTGCCCCCCTGTGCGATAAGATCGAGGCTAAGGCAAAAGAGTGGGGCGAGGAGCTGGGCGAGAACTGGATGTTCGACGCCTGGCATGATACTGAGGATCCCGCCGAGGAGTGGAAGCCACAGGCGGAGGACTACGGGGCCTTTTGCCAGGCCCTCGCCAACGCCAACGCTCCCAGCTTCTACGGGGGCGATGACAGGGAGAGTGCCGCCGGGGCGCTCTTTGAGGATCCCGGCGATAACGAGGACTTCCAGTGGTGGATCGAGACCGCCTGCTGCCCCGATGGGTGGGTAGGGAAGATCATCATTGAAGCCGCCCAGGATGCGGCTTATGACGAGCTCCAGCGCCTCATGGAGGAGGCGGGCGAGGACGAGGAAGAGGAAGAGTAGCGGGGGCTTGACGCCCCCCCTCTATACTCAAATATGGGGGGCGCAAGCCCCGACAACCCAAGGAGGTAATAATCATGAAGTTTGTCCGTTACGGTGGCGCGAACAGTCAGGATAATGAGTTCTGTATCAAGAACTCTCAGGATTTTAACAAGCCCCCTGTCCGTCGTGGCATTTATGCTTTCCCCTTCGGGAAGACCGCCCGCCACCTCATCGAGTGGAAGTATGGGAATGATAATTCCACTCGTAACGAGATCAGGGCCCTGCTGGCCCGCGATCGCCGTGATATCGAGTATCACGGCAACGTCTGGCACCATCTGGACCCCAGCGCTGAGAGCATGGGGACCGTTGGCAGCTGGACGCTGGACCGCATCGACGTCTACGAGAAGAAGCTCCGCCGCCATATCGGACTCACGAAGTCTATCACGCTTCGTGATGGGACCCGTTTCAGCAATTCCATCCTGGAGGTGTTCCTCCCCGGAAAGGTTTAAAAACTGGGGGCCTAGCGCCCCCTTATCCCCTAGGAGGTGAGACGATGAGACCGCGCGTCAAAAACGATTCCTGGTGCTACACAGCATCACGTACGGCGGCGCGTCGCAAGGTGCGCCGCCTGTCGAACAAGCGCCATCGCCAGGGCGATAAGGCGCTGATCCGTAACGAAAGATAGATAAAAGGAGGAGAAGCTATGAAGATCGTGAATCGCACCCCGCACCCTGTCTCACTCTGTGACGCGGACGGGAATATCCTTCGCGTCATCGAGAGCGACGGCCAGCCCATCCGTCTGGCCGCGAAGACCGTCCCCGCCGGGGACTGGGGCGGCGTTCCCCTTTCCCGGACCAAGTTCGGGGAGCCCGTCGGGATGCCTGAGCCCGAGGAAGGGACGCTCTACATCGTGTCCCAGCTCGTAAAGAGCGCCTTCCCCGGGCGGAAGGACCTGGTGGTCCCCGCCGAGGTCGTGCGAGACGCCGAGGGGAAGATCCTCGGGTGCCGGTCCCTGGGGCTCTAGGAGCCCATGCGGTCATCCCCCATATCGTATCCTTGCCCCCGCATATACTGATAGACACACTGGGGGCAAGGCGTAACGCGCTTAGGGACTTGCATCCCATGCCGCATTTGATAAAATACAGGCAAGACCTATTTTTTGGGAGGGCAAGCATGAACAAAGCGGAGTTGGTCACGGAGATCGCGGAGAAGTTGGACCTGAGCAAGAAGGATGTCGGGCGCGTGCTCGACGAGGCATTTGCCTCGATCGGGGACGTCCTGGCGAAGGGGGACAAGTGTACGTTCATCGGGTTCGGGACCTTCGAGGTCCGGGACAGGGCGGCACGCGAGGGGCGCAACCCCCAGGACCCCACGAAGACCATCCAGATCCCCGCGCGGAAGGTCCCGGCCTTCAAGCCCGGCAAGGAGCTCAAGGAGAAGGTCGGAGGGAAGTAGGCGAAGGGCGGGCGACCGCCCTTTTTTTGTTATAGGAGAAAGACATGGAGCCGAGGACGAACGGCTGGAAAGCTGCGCTGGACGCACTGGATGCTATCGCGAAGGGAGACAGGGCAGAGGATGTGCGCTTCGCCCTGGAACGCATCGCGCGGCTCATCGAAGCCTCCTCCCCCGAGGGGCTGAAGCTGACGGGCTGGCCCTGGGCGAAGTACGGGAAGGAACGTGTCTATATCCACGTCCTGGACGGGGACGGGCACTGCCTGGAAGATAGGATCTTCTGGGAGGCGGGGCGGCTGTACTGGCGATCCCAGCCGAGGGAAGCCCCGTGGTGGTGGCACCGCGTCTGGAGGGCATTAGCCTGCGTGAGTTGAGTTTCCCCTTGGGGTCCGAAAGGACCTTATTTTTTTGACTTTTTCTTGATCTCCCCCCCTTGACATTATACTTGACAGCAAGTATAATGTAAATATAAAGAAGGGGGCGGGGAACGAAGCCCCCGGAAAGAAGGAGGAGACGAAATGACAAAGAAAGCCGAAGCGGCGGAGATGACGTGGATGGCATGGAGCTTGGCCTGGGACCTGAAGGCTTACGCCGGGACGGACGAGGAGAAGGCCCAGTACGAAAGGGCCGCCTCCCTGATCCGGGAAGCCTACGAGACATTGAAAGCCTAGCCCGCCGGCCAGGGCGAGCCAGGCAAAGGACAGCGGGGGGCCGGGCGGCCCCCCACCGAAATGATACCACAAGGCCCGCAGGAGCGGGCGGAAGGAGAGAGCAAAATGAAGATGTCCAATATCGACGAGGGGAAAAAGATCTATGCGGGTATGGCCTGGTTGCACCAGAGCCCCCGTGAGGAGCGGAAGGAGCGCGAAAGCCTCCGGGGCGAGGAGTCGGAGCCCCTTCTGAAGGCGGCCTTCGGGGACGCGGAGTATCGCCTGGACCACCTGGACGGCTACGTCCCTCCCCAGAACGGGATGGGCGTCGTCCTCGACAGCGGGGGGTACTACGAGCGGAAGTCGGTCATTCACAGCCGCTCGCTGGAGGGGCTGCGGGGCCTCCTGGAGATTTGGGGGGCGACGTTCGAGAAGGACGTCACCTCCGACGGGGAGATCCAGAAGTGGAGCTGCGGGATCCTCCGGACCTTCCCCGACTCCCGCGGGGAGTACGCGATGACCGTGAGGTAGAAGGACGGGGGGCCGAAAGGCCCCCTTGAAAAATAATACCAGAGGGGGGAAAACAATGTATATATACGTTTGGCTCGACGGCGAGGCCGTCGGGTACAGTGATAGCTACATGGGAGCCACGGAGGAGATGAGTATCTTCAAGCCCTTTGGGTATCTCTACCTCTGCGAGAAGGACGCGGCCGGGGATGTGCAGTGGCTCCGCTGCAAGGCGTGGGACGAGTCCGGAGTCGATACCGCAGAGGAGGCGACGGCGCTCCTGAAGGAATATCTGGCCGCCGTGGCGGGCGTCTATGAGGCGATCCCTATCGTCTCCGAGGAGCGCCCCGAGCGCCCGGAGACCACCGCGGGGGAGTGGACGCGGGAGAAGGTCATCGAGGTCATTCGGGACGAGATGCTCCGTCGCGGCGTCGTGGAGGAGGACCTGACAAAAGCCCTCCGGTTCGCCGTCATGTGGACGGAGAATATGGGGCTCAAAGTGGAGCTGGGGCGACAGTGGCTAGTCATCCTCCCCAGCACCACGGAGAAGGAGATACGGGGTATCGTCGGGCTCTACGCATGGGACGTCCGTCAGGGATGGAAGGCCGGGGATACCAAGACCTTACCTAAGACGCGCCAGCTTCAGGACGAGTTGAAGGATTATGTCTCTACCGCCGAGGGCGCGGCGCTTCTTGGCTACGGGCAGGAGTACGTGAACCTCCTCTGCCGCCAGGGGAAGCTCCCGGGGGCAAAAAAAATCGGGACGAGCTGGATGATCCCGCGAAAAGCTATCGAGGGGTACGTCCCCGGCCCGCAGGGATTCGCGGCGCACCCGGAAAAAAATCCGAGGAAAAAGAAGGAGGATGGGGAGAAAATGCCGTAAAGTATTGCAAACAGGTATTTTATCGCCATTAAATTTTTTTCGATAGTTTTTGATCTCCCCCCTTGACATTATACTTGGCAGCAAGTATAATGTAAACATAAAGAAGGGGGCAGGAAACAAACAAGCCCCCGAGAAAGGGAGGAGAACAAAATGATAATGAAGATGATCGACGCGAAGGCCCTGCTGGAGGAGAAGAAGATGGACGCCGCCACGATCCTCACCTCCCTCTCCATCGTGAGGATCCGGCGTCTCGCCTCCGAGATGGCCCTCCCCCTGGCCCGTGCCACCTGGCGGGGCCGCAAGGCCGAGATCATCGCCGCCTTCGTGGCGGGGATGGAGCAGGGGGAGGAGCATGGCACGTATATCCCGAGGGCGGTGCGTATCCTGGCCGCTCAGGGGGCTTACGAGAGCATCATCACCATCGGGGCACGGATGGTCGGGACCAATACCCGCCTCGGGGACGGCTTCTTCGACTTCGAGGATAGCCCCAAGGACGCCCAGGACGCCTTCTTCATGGAGGCTCTGGAGAAGAAGCTGGCCGACAGCGAGACGGATGTCCCCGCCGCCATCGCCCTGATTGAGAAGGTGGCGAAGGAGCTCGTGACCTGCACCGAGGAGCGGAAGGCCCATGATTGGGTCGAGAAGTCTGCGACGGTGGACTACACCGCCGAGAACGCGGCCTGGCACGCGGCCCTGTCGGAGATGCGCCGCGTCATCGAGACCGTCCAGGAGGGCGGCGACTTCGTGAGGACCATCGCCCTGAAGCGGGCGGTGGGGAAGATCGATGCGGCCCCCATCGACGGCGGCTATATCGCTAGGGCGAAGCTCTGGCGCGGGAAGGGCAAGACCCGCATCTACGTGAACGTGTACGATGCGGACGGGAAGCCCCAGCTTGCGACCCCCTACCTGGAGGATGGGGCTGTATACTGGCAGTATGGGGAGCCCCGTAAGCGCCCGGTCTGGGCGGAGTCGGTCATCGCCGCCATGATGGCGGTGTAGGGAGAGGGATAGTTTATATCCGGATGGTCCGGGTATAATGAGGGATAAAGCGAGGGCCGGACGGCCATCCGGCCCCACGCCGAAAAGAGCCCCAACGTGGGTGAAGCACGGGGGCGGGGATATCTTACCGCCTCCAAGGAAAAAGCGCCAGAGCGGCGCGATACTTAAGGAGGAGAAGAAAATGATCATCATCAAGAGGAACGACCACCAGCTGGATGGGAGGAACTGGGACTCGGACCCCCTGGCCCTGCTGTGCCTCCACGGGGAGAAATGGGCCGGGTGGGGAGAGGCCGAGAAGGCCCAGGCCCGGAAGGAGCTCTTCGACGGGATCCGGAACGGCGAGGAGACGTTCCTTGGATACTACGGGATGGGGCTCAGTGTGTACCCATCAGGTAGGGAAGGTGGGGAAATCCGCCTCGAAACACGCGAGGGGATCGGGGACGATATCGGCGTCCGGTACGACCAGAAGTACACCTACCGTGTCGTCGGCGACGGGGCGGATGTGGTCGAATACGACCGCGCCCTGGACGTCGAAGGGCGGAAGGCCCCCCACGATATCTGGCGCTACCTCGTGGAGGCTACGGGGCTCTACGTCGATGCCCCCTTGGTCGAGGGGGCGATAGACGACCTGTTGAATTGGTTCGACCTGGATGCGCTGGAACGGTGGCACGAGAGGGAGTCTCGTTCCACGAGCGGGATGCGCGGCCCCGGTATCCACTTCCTCCACGCCTTCGGGGAGCGGATGCGCAAAAGGCGCGAGGCGGCATAACCGCCAGAGGAGAAAAGTATAAGGGGGGGGACGGGCGACCGTCCCCCACAGCAAAAGCGCCGGACCGGCGCACATCGAGGAGGAGAAAAAAATGATAAAGTTTTCGAGCATCGATAAAGCCTGTGGCGTCGCTGAGGAGCGGATCAGGGAGCGCCTGGGGGACCTCCCCACGACGAAGGGGTGCGAGGTGTTAGACGGCAGAAAGTATGGATATACGAGCGCTCAGATCCTCTGGCACTTTATTGGCGGGGGTGCCGCATGGACGTGGGTAAATGTTACCCCTACGGGGGAGTGGGAATGGGACCATAGGGTGAACATCTGCTGCGCGGGCATGAGGGAGGGTATCCTTAACACGGCGACCGGGGAGTGGTGGTACATCCCTGAGCCCGATCCCGCTTCCGTGCACGCCGTAAACGCGGCGGGGCATAACTACTATAACCCCTTCGGGCTTATGGACCGCTAGGGGGGGCAGGCTAGGGGGGGGACGGGCGACCGTCCCCTATAACTCTTTCTCGGGAGGTGTCTCTATGCCGACGATATCGGAGAAGTACTTGGTCCAGCTCGCCGAGGCATTCCCTCGTGTGAAGAAGAGCACTAACACCAAGCGGAACTGGATCTATGACGCCCACGTGGCATTGGCCGCCGCGATGCCGGACAGGATCCTTCCCCCGCACAAGTATAAGGAGGGCGTCCGTAAGGGCGTCTATATCGATACGCGCCGCAGGGGCGTTGTCGAATTTCTCCAGATGCCCTTCCTCTCGGATATCGCCTATATGTTGGCGAGCGACCTTCCTGATCGCGTCATAAGGGCGAAGAGCTGCGTCATCGACGCGCTCAAGGGCACGAACTTACATAAGCTCAACAGTCTCCTAGAGCAGGCCTTCTATTCCACTATGGCCCAGCTGACGACCGTTATCCCCCCCGACGACTTGAAACATCCCTTCATGGCCTTAGCTGCGGCTTTCGCGGTGACATCCGTCTTCGCGAAGTTCTGCCTTGCCGCACAGACGGACCATATCTCCTTCACCTGGGGGACGGCCCACCTCTACGATCTTGTGCCTCGTCATGACGGGAACTATCCCCCCTCTCTAGAGACATTGAATGACATGTGCATCATCCAGACCTGTAATATCCTCTCATACATGGCAATGGTGGGAAGCGTCGAAGCTAGGCCGGAACTCTCGCCCCCCACCATCCTCGACGATGATGCGCTCCTGATCGATTCCTGGGGGGCGGGCTGGTTGATATGGCAGCTTCTTGAGATGCGGCGGAAATACCCGCCGTCCACCTGCAAGACACAGACGGAGGCGATAGAACGGCTCTGCGTGCTGTTCACGACTTCGTTCACTTCTTGCGACCTGATCACTGGGACCTTCTTAGAGGGGATGCCCGCCGTGGACGGGCCTTCGGCGGATATCCGGGACGAAGTGATCACGGAGCGCCGATACTCCCTCTGGCCGGGGATAACGGATATCATCTGGAAGGAGGGGCGGCTCGAAAAGCTCACGCTCCTCGCTACGGAGCCGAAAGGGCATATCTTCTCCGTGCTACACGGGCGGATGGACCTATCCAGGGGCTACGGGGATTGGGCGGATGAGAAAGACGCCCCTGTCCGTCTTTTCGTAGAGGTCCCGTCTCTGGAGGATGAAGATGACTGGGCGCTCGCCAGGAAGAATGCGACGGACGGTCCCGATGAGCTCCTTATCCCCCTAGAGGTCATCCGGATGTGCTGCGTCCCCGCCGAGCAGAAGGCCCGGCGCGGGCGCGTCCCCTCGGGGTACGTCCAGACCCCGAAGAAGGCGAAGAAGGCGGATGCGGGACAGCCCCCCGCCGTCCGCGTAACCTACGTCCCCCGCGTGCAGTACCGACGGCCAGAGGGGGCGGCGGATAGCTCAGGCGGCGATGGAGAGGGCAGGACGGGGACGGGCCGGACACATGCCCTCCACCAGGTGGCGGGCTTCATCCGCCAGCTCCCGATCGACTGGAAGGCCTCGGAGACGGCCAGGCAGAACGCGGAGGCCAGCGGGATCTCCCTGCCCGCGCACGGGGTCACCTTCGTCCGCCCCCATTCCAGAGGTGGCGGCGAAGATAAGGAGACGGCCCCGCGCCGCACGGTGAAGGTCCGACGGCCAAGTAGCTCGGACGAGGAAGGAGCTTGAGATATGAAGGGCTTGCTATCGGGGCTGAAAGAGATGTTAGCCCGAAAAAAGCTGTTATCACGGGATGAGATCGCGGAGCTGCTGAACGTGAGCCAGGAGGCTTACGAGGCATTCGAGAAGGCGTATCGCGTTCACGCCTTCGATACGGGGCCCATGGTGTCGGACCGTCCCTTCGATGTTAGCGTTAGGGACCTAGCCGCCAGCCGCGATGGAGCGCCGGAGCCAGACGACGATACGCGGGCGCGCCTCGACCGGATCGTCCAGCAGACCGTCGAGGAGCTAGACGCCCAGACCGCCGTGATGCGCTTCGTCGATGGTGATATGGTGGAGGAGCGCCCCGCCTTGCCAGATGGGGGAGGAAGGGAGCGCTTGACGCCAGAGGATATCGAGGATATCCCGCTGGATCTGAGGCCACAGGTCTTAGGGGACTATATGTCGATACATTGCGGAGAGAGCACTCCCTCCGTCCTGTTCATGTATCGTGAATACCTGCGGGCCCAGTCTTCCCGCACCAGGATGATGTTCTATGGCAAATTTCGGCAGGGGCTGGATATCCTCGACCTAGACCCGATCCTGTACGAGATGCTGAAGATGAACCCCAACAGTATGTCGAAATGGTTGCCCGCAGTAGCTAAGGCGAATAGTCGGGGGAGGGCCTTCAGGATACCTGACACGACGATCGCCGCCGTGCCGATCACGTTGCTACAATTATCGCGCATGGACTACGGCTGGCTAAACGACACGACGCTGAGGATCGTCGATGAGTACGCGCGGCGCGTGTTCGGCCTGGATGATAGGAAGGAGTACTTCGTGAAGACCGGGACATTCTCCTCGAAGTTCGACTTCAGGAACGCGCGGGTGGGGGGGGACGAGGTGAAGGATCTTGGAGAGTACCTGATGTTCCTCTCGAATACAGCGGTGCTGATGGCCGGGCCGCTATCGACCCCGTGCATCTATGGGGCCTCGACGACGAACGAGTGGGTGGTCCGAGAGTACGTCCCGGACGTCGAGGATGATCCGTGCATCTATAAGGGCTTGCCGCTGCGTACGGAGTACCGCGTATTCGTAGACGCGGACGACCGCGAGGTGTTGGGGATGTCGCCGTACTGGGAGCCTGAGATGCTGAAGGAGCGCTTCTCTACCGGTAGGGACGCGAGCTCCCCGCATAGCATCCATGACTATATCATCATCCAGAAACATCAGGGCGTGATGATGGAGCGATACGAACGGAACAAGGATCGCGTGCGCGAGGGGATAGCGGCCATGCTCCAGTATCTAGACCTTAGGGGGCAATGGTCTATCGACATCATGCAGAACGGGGACGATCTGTGGCTGATCGACATGGGGCTGGCCGCCAATAGCGCCCTGAGGGAGTGCGTGCCGCCTGGGAAACTCAAGGCCCCCGACGAGGAATGGATACCGGCTTTGCCATTGACAAAAGGGGCATGATCGATAAAATGATAACTATCTATCGATAAGGGGAGGGGGAGATGGATAAGAAAGAAAAGACGGTCCAGATGATCGTTCGTATCCCGGAGGGTATAGCGAGGGAGTTTAAGGCCTTATGCGCCCTGAAGGGGATGACGATCCAGGCCGTCTTAGCGCGCGTGATCAAGGAGTTTATCGAGAAAGAACGGGAAGAGAAGGAGCCCGAACGACCGACCTAGCTTGGCGGCAAGACGGTCATCCGGGCAATGGAAAAGAGCCCCTAAAAGGGAGCCCCCTCACATGTCATAGTATAGCACGTGAGGGGCTTCCTTGGGCATGGGCTGTCAAGGAGGTCTTTTTATGTCGGTCGATGCGGCGAAGTTCTTGGATCTGTTGGACGAGCGCGAGCAGGAGCTCATGCAGGCCTGCGTAGCGGCGGATAGGTCGGCATCTACCACGAAGATCTACGGATGCTACGAGGTGCGGCTGTGGGAGGATGGGACGGTCGAGACGATCTTCTGTCCCGGCGGGGATAAAGGGAAGGGGTACGTCGTCGCCGCCGTCTTCGAGGCCGAAGGCGAGGAAGCTATGACCGAGGAGCGATACGACCGCGAGGTCACCGCCGATGAGCTCCAGGAGTTCATCGCCTCGAAGCTTGAACAGTGCAGGTGCTACCTCCTGGACAAGATCGAGGCCCAAGAGGACGAGTGAGGACGAGGCCCGCCGGAGAGCGGGCCTTATTTTTTATCCAGCCGCTCCACCGCTCGGAGCTTGGCCTCTGGGGCCAGGTGGGCGTAGCGGAGGGTCATCTTCATATCCGCGTGCCCCAGGAGCTCACGGACGGTGTTCAGGTCCACGCCCGCCATGACCAGTCGCGACGCGAAGTCGTGGCGCATGTCGTGCCAGCGGAAATCTTCTATCCCCGCCCTCTTTATTAGCCCGTCCCAAGCGCTGCGACAGCCCCCCATCGGGCCGTCTCCCTGTGGAGAGGGGAAGACCGGGGCGTCCCCTTCCCCTTTCGTCTGGGCTCGCCACTTATCGAGCACCTCCTGGGCGGTCTTGTTGAGGGGGATCCGTATGGTCTTCCCGCTCTTCGAGGACGCCGCGCGGACGGTCAGCACTCCGTCCTGGATGTCACTCCAGCGCAGGGCCAGGAGCGAGCCGCGCCGGATGCCCGTGTTGAGGGAGAGGAGCACCATCGGCTTCAGGTGGTCGGCGAAGTCTTCCTTATCTATATGGGGGAGAGGATCCATGTGCCGCGCCTTGAGCCATTCGTTGTATCGTTCCCTGGCGGCGCGGAGCTCGGCCTCGCGCTCCTCCATCGCCTCGAATAGACGTTCCCTCTCATCGTCGGAGAGATAGCGGACGCGGCTGTCCGATTCGTCCCGTAGCGTCTCCAATCTCCCTAGTGGATAGGTATCGATGATCTCCCGCTTGTAAGCCCAATTCAGGGCGGCTTTCAGGGCCGTGACCTTCCTATTTATAGTGGATGTCATCAACCCCCGCTTCCGGGCCGCCGTTCTCCAGGCCTCGACGTCGTGGAGAGAGAGCGTATCGAGGTCACGGTCCAACAGGGGGGCGAAGGCCGATCGGAGGAGGGCGAGCGTTTCGCCGCCGCTGCGGCGGTTCTCCAGCACCCACGGGCCATAGACGTTATCGAGGAAGGCCCCGAAGGACATCCGCTCTGGGCGCGACTCCTTCTGCCAGGGCTCCTCTCCCTTGGCGAGCGCGGTGAGGAACTCTGTCGCCGCCAGCCGGGCGTCCGGCAATGAGATTAGGTCAGCGTCCCCGATCTTATAGTGAGATGACTTTCCAGAGGCTTTCCTGTAAAATACATACCACGTCTTCTTGCCCTTCGCGCCGACGTAGAGCTGGAAGCCCCGTGTCTGGGCATCGGACCACCACGTCCCCTTGTCCCCATCGGGCTTGACGGAGAGCAGGAAGGACTGTGTGAATCGTACCTTTGGCATAAGGAGGCCTCCTTTCGTTAAAATCTTTGAAGCACCCTTGAAGCAATTATAGCACGCTCGATATGATCCAGTATGATCCAGTAGAAAAGGGGAAGGGACCTAAGACACGTCTCTACATGGGATAACAAGAAAAAGGCTTATGGATAGCGGGCTCAGTAAAATCGTCTACGAGGCCTTGCCAAGGTTGGGGTCGCGGGTTCAAATCCCGTCTTCCGCTCCAATATTTATAAGGGCTGAGGGGGTTTCCTCCAAAGCCCTTTTTTCATACCTTGAAGCACCCTTGAAGCAAATCATGAGCTACCAGGAAGGGGGGAGGGGGTAACGATGCGCGACCTAACGGGGCAGGTCTTCGGGCGACTCACAGTCATCGGCCTCGCACAGCCGAAGAATGGAAGGCGATATTGGCTATGCCGATGCGAGTGCGGTAATGAAAAGGCTATCGAGGGGACGTCACTTGTAAGGGGCAAGTCTCAGAGCTGCGGATGTACGCGCCATGAGAAACTCAAAGACATGACAGGGCAGGTATTCGGGAAGTTGACGGTCATCGGGTATGAAGGATCAAAGGACGATAATTCCCTCTGGCGCTGTCGGTGCGAGTGCGGTAAGGAGACGGTCGTCTCTAGGAGCGCGTTATTGAGCGGATCGACTACGAGCTGCGGGGAGTTTAAATGTGGAGCATGGCGGGCCAAAGAAGAAGTCGATAGGAGCATTATCGGGAAACGCTTTGGCAGGCTCGTCGTAGTCGATTTCGTCGAGATGAGGGGCAGGAGGATAAGCTACTGGAAATGCCGATGTGACTGTGGCAACGAGAAGATAGTATCGCGGAACAGTCTCAGGAACGGGAAGACGAGGAGCTGTGGATGTCTTCGCAGGGAGATGATCAAGGGCATCGAGCCTGGGGTGGGGCGGTATGTCCTCCCTGAGCTAGAGAGACGGGACGAGGGAGGCGTGAGCTAGGCCATGCGGGATCTTACAGGACAAGTCTTCGGGCGGCTCACGGTGTTGGGGGCAGCGTACACGAAAGGCGGGAGGTCCTATTGGAAATGCCGCTGTGAATGTGGGACGGAAAAGGTCATAGCAAGGAGCGCCCTCGTAAGCGGGAGGACGCGGAGCTGCGGATGTTCGCGCCACGATAAGCGCCCCTATAGGATCATAGACCTGACAGGACAGGTCTTTGGAAAGCTGACGGTCATAGAATTTGTAGCAAGGGACAAGGGCGCTACCTTTTGGCGTTGCCGCTGCGAGTGTGGGAAAGAAACGGTAGTGCGCAGAGAAGCCTTGCAGACCGGGGCGACAACGAGCTGTGGGAGTTTTTCATGTGGCGCATGGCGCGCTAGAGGGGAAATAGATACGACTTTTATTGGCAAGCGGTTTGGGCGACTGGTCGTGATCGCCTTTGCTTGGCGGGATAAACGAAGGATGAGCCATTGGTTGTGTGAGTGCGATTGCGGCAATAAAAAGGTGATAGCGCATAGCGGCCTCACAAGTGGCAGGACAAAAAGCTGTGGGTGCTTGCGCAAGAAAAAATATATAGACGTTCCGCCAGGGGTAGGCTTGTACGTCGCTCCTAAGCATACATCTGATGCAGAGCATGGAGGTACTGATGAAGGAGAAAAAGCATAATGACCTTACAGGGCAGGTATTCGGGCGGCTCACGGTCATCGGCTTTTCGCACGTAGGAGATGATGGAAGACTGCGGTATTGGGATTGTCAATGTGAGTGTGGCAATAGAAAAGCTATCCCTGAGATATCGCTGTTGAGCGGTAGTGCGAATAGCTGCGGATGCTTGAGGAAAGAAATAGCCGCAGAGCTGATGACGACGCATGGAGAGTCAAGGTCCCCTCTCTACAGGGTGTGGGCACGCTTAAAGAGCGTCTGTTACAACGAAAGCTATAAGGAGTACCCTAGCTATGGAGCAAAGGGGATAAAGGTCTGCGAGGCGTGGATGGGCTATGAGGGCTTCCGTGCGTGGGCATATGAGAATGGGTATAGCCCAGATAAAAAGCTCAGACTGATGAGGATAGATACTGATGGAGACTTTACGCCTGGTAACTGTAAATGGCAGGCCTCCAGCCCGCAGACGGATAAGGTAGAGGATATCCCGCGTAAAAAGAGATCGACAAGATCTGACCTAAAGGAGCAGGGAGGGGATGATCATCAGGGGGATATCGTAGCGCCCCCACGCAATGACCTGACCGGGCAGACCTTCGGTCGGGTCACGGTGCTGGGCTTTTCCCATAAGAAGGGGAAGATGCGATATTGGCTATGCCGCTGTGAGTGCGGGACCGAGAGGCCCTTCCCTGAGCGTGGGCTAGTGGAGGGCAAGACGAAGAGCTGCGGATGTATACGGAAAGAGCTCCCCTTGATGAAGGCCTCGAAGCATGGGGGCACAGGTAGCTTGCTCTATAACGTCTGGCACGCGCTCAAGGATGTCTGTCTCAACGAGAATAGCGGCGCGTATCATCGCTATGGGGCACGGGGGATAACGATCTGCGATGAGTGGCGCTATGATTTCGCCGTCTTTCGAGATTGGGCCTATGAGCATGGGTATAGCGTGTATCCCCCTGTCGTACTGAGGCGGCTCGATACGAGCGGGGACTTCGAGCCGGATAATTGTATGTGGTTACGTGTCAAAAAGTCCAAGAAGATAGCCTATCGGGGCGTGGAGCATACCGTCGCGGAATGGGCCAGGATCTTTGGCGTGGATAAGGGGACGTTGAGGCACAGGCTGAGGAATTGCGATCATGATCTGGCCGCCGCCTGCAAGGATCCTATCGGAAGGGATAAGAAGCAGATCGACCTCGATGCTTTGATCCCTGCACCTAAGAGCGGGGCAAGAAAGCCTAAGAAAAGATGGGGAGACCTCACGGGACAGGTGTTTGGCCGTTTTACGGTGCTTGGATTCTCCCATAAAAAGGGGACCGTGAAATATTGGAGATGTCGGTGTGAGTGTGGAAATGAGAGGACCGTGGCGGCACAGTCCCTATTGAGCGGGGCGTCAAAGAGCTGCGGATGTCTGAGGTCTTTGCGGCGTAAGGACCTGACCGGACAGGTATTCGGCAAGCTAACGGTCTTAGGCTATGCTGGATCGAACGGCTTTGTGAGCCTTTGGCGCTGTCGGTGCGAATGTGGGAATGAGATCGTGCTCCCAAGGGGCTCATTGACGACTGGCGCAACGAGAAGCTGCGGATGTTTAAAGCGTGGCCCAAAGATGAAGGGGAAGGGCAAGATGGATATCATCGGGAAACGCTTTGGGCGGCTCACGGTGATAGCCTTCGATGGGATACGGGGGAGGAGAGCGAGCTATTGGCTTTGTCGTTGCGATTGCGGCAATGAGAAAGTTATCACACGTAGCAGCTTGATAAGCGGGAACACTAGGAGCTGCGGATGTCTGAAAAAAGAGGTCAATCCCACCATGACACATGGCGGCTCTAATACAAATCTCTATAGACGATGGAATAGGGTAAGACACGATCCAAAGAGCACGATGTGCGATGAGTGGATGGAGTTTCCCGCCTTCAAAGATTGGGCCCTCGCTAACGGCTATGAGGAAGATAAGGAGCTATATCTCCACAGGAAAGTGCCACGTGAGGGATATACGCCTGAGAATTGCACATGGATCCCGCGTGGGGAGCATTTTAAAGGGGGGCACAATAACGCAACGCGCAAAAAGTTAGCATACGGCGGATTGATGATGAAAACGACAGAGTGGGCCAAATTGCTTGGCGTTAGGAAGGAGGTCTTATATCAGAGGTTGTATAGATACGACAAGGACCTTGCGCGGGTCTGCAAAATCCCCTTCGATGGCAAGCAGGTAGACCTCGATACCATTGTCGAAGCGGAGAAAAAGCGGCTTGCGGGCAATGTTTTATCATTTCGGTGAGGTCACCGAAATGATAACGTGACGGCAAACAGGTAGACCTAGAGGCTATCGTCGCGGCTGAGAAAAAACGCCTCGGTGCATAAAATTGCTATTTTAGATACATGGCTCAAAATGCGTAAACACAGGAGGGGGCTTGATATATGTGAAAAATAGGCTTATATGATTAGTTGCAGTAGGGACTAGACATATTGCGTAGATGTTGCTATAACTAGATAAAAGAGTGCTAGACGTCTCTCATCTTGCCGGAAGCGCGACGACTAGCACCTCAAACAGGGGGCGCCCCCGATGGGGAGCGTCAGGCCCTTACCTGTGTATTTTAACCGAATGGGCAACTAGTCTCAATAGGCTAAATGCACGGGTAAGGGCCTCCCCCTGATATCGAGAGGAGGCCATCCTAGCTATCGCCACTTCCAATGTCAAGGGATACTGTCGGATAGCGCCTCTTTTTCTTGCGATAAAGGGCCTCTAGGTCCAGCCAATATCGCGCACAGATCCCGAAGATAGTTTCAAGCCGCATCGCGATATCTTCTGACAGAGCGATATCTCCCCGTATCAGCCTGACGATATCTCCCTCTGCCATCGACATTTGATCTGCTAGGTCCTTGCGGCTTATCCCCCTATCCTCGGCCTGTTCCTGTATCGTCCACCCAGGGGGGATAGCTATCGTCTTATCTTCCATGCTAGTTCACTCCACCATAGGCAAGTCTCCAAAGATGGGCGGATAGAGATCTTTCAGCTTTGCTCCTACGAGCCCCATGACCTCGCGGATAGCGGGATCGGCGGCGGGGTTGATCCAGCGCTCCTTGAGGATATGCCGCCAGGCGCGAAGGTTGGCTGTCATGCCCAGCTTGGTAGCGGCGCAGTTGGGAAGCACCGAGCGGGCCTGTTGGGGCTTTACGCCGCTGGCAATCATGGCGTTGTAGATTTCCGCTGTTTTCCAGACTATGGACTTCCACCCAATAAAAGCCTCGTTGTCTAAGGCCGGGATGGGCGCAATAACCTGAAGGGCAGATTTGGACAAGTCCACGTAACGCTGAGATTGCTGAGAATAGGCTACGCCCACGCGGTGCCTGACGATCTGGTGCGATATCGACCGGGGTACGGTGAGCATGAAGGAGACGCAGACGTGCTCGATGACGCTCTCATGCCCGGATTGGACGAGCTTGCGGATGAATGCATCACGGGCCTCTTTCGTCTCGGACATAGGGCTGTCGTAGCAGGTCCGGGCCATCGTCTCGATCTTCGTAAGGTCCGCGTCAGGGTCGACGGGGCCGATGAGCTGTGCGGCCATAGGGATGATCTCTATCATGGTGTATCGCCTCCTTATATGGTATTATATTAGCAGCATAAGAGATAGGCTAGTAACGCTCGCTCGTGAAGGGATAAGGCTGGGTCCCCGGATGGGGGTAGGCGGAAGCGCCAAGGAGCCCATGCCCCTAGGGCGAGGAAGAGCCGAGATGATGTCTACCTGCTCCGGGCATCGCAGGCCGCCTATCCTTTGCCCCATTAATAAAGCATAGCCCCGTCCCTCGATAGAGGGGACGGGGCCGTCTTTTTAGAACATCCTTTCTTACTTATCTCAGGGAAAGAAGAAAGCCTCAGCCCCTCTCGACGTAGGCAGGGGGCGGCTCTTTAGGATATCCTTTCTTACTTCCCTTGAGGGAAGGAAGAAGATTCCCGCGCCTGTCGAGGGGGGCCGTCTCTTTCTGCAAGCATGGCCGGATCCCCCTCCATTGCAGAGAGACCTTGGGATAAAGTGGAGCCCCTATCCAGCCGTGGACGGGGGCTCCTGCTATCTGCGATCTGGAGTTGCAGAAAGGCTACGCGCCTTCCTTGTACTTCTTCACTGCCCGATAGACCTGTAGCTTGTTATAGAGGTCTTCGCGGTGCATGGCCTTTATGTCGGCATCCCACTCCTCATCGCTGCGCGTATCCATGACCCCGAGATCCGCCATGACATCATCGGCGCTCTTTAGGTGCTCCTTCCGTGCGTCCGGCGGGAGCTCCATGATCTTGTCCAGCTCCTTTCCCCGCCGTTCCAGTTCGTCCCGTTCCACCTCCATGTCAGCCTCTTCCATTCCCCAGAACGTCATCTCGTAGAGCAATGCCGCTAAGAGCTCGGCAGATCCCACGTCCTGGACGTTCCCATCGTCGAGATCGTATCCCATCAGCTCATCCCAAGATATGAAGTCGATAGCCCACGAGGTGGGGACGGACTTCATATATAGCAGGCGTTCTACGTCATCGTCGAAGAGGGCGGCGATATCCTCGATGCCGTCCATCTCAGGCATAGGGGCGAAGTCGTCTCTGATATCTTTCTTGGAGAATAGAGATACATCAGTCACGTATCTTCCATCGTACAGATATCGATGCCCCAGGATGATATGCTGTCCGTCAGGCGCTATCGCCCGTCCCCTCAGATCCTCGATGAGGGATTGATAGCTATCGCGGGCAAGCCCCCTATCATCGAACGCGCTATCACGGGCAGCTAGGGCCGCTAAGATGTCATCCATAGGGCAATTTTTCAGCAGGTCGCTGACGTTCATCTCGAATGCCTCCTTATATCTAAAAGAGCATGATCTACCTTCCCGATGGAAAAGGGAATATGACCTTAGTCATAGACTGTATCTCCCTTTCCCTGTATATGACTTGTTCGAGGAAAGAAAGTGAGGAAAGGGGACGAGGAAAGAAGATCCCCGCGCCTCTACAGCGCGGGGGGCCGTCCAGACACAGCCGAACGGGGATCTCGATCTTGGTCCCCGCGCCAGTCTTTCGACCAGACCCCTTCAAAGAAGGGGCGAGCTCCGCAGGGATGCGTGAGTATTATAGCATATCGAAGGGGACCGCGATGTTCCAGGGGATGTAACGCAGATCTCTCTGTTTGGCGATCCGGCCAAGGTCCACGATGTCCAAGGTCCCCGCTAGGATGACGGATAGGAAGGTCGGGGCCCCGTCTGCGTCCCTCTGGATATGTCCCATCCTGAGCATCGCCAGCAGATCTAGGAAGGGCTGATGCACCGTTTCGTCGTCTGCCCCGTCGAGGATCAGGACGATGGGGATAGGGGACGCGGCGCACCATCGGCGCAAGGTCTGGAACATCTCCATAAGGTCGGACTGGCGCTCTATACAGTCCCGCAACTGCCCCGCTATATCTTCCGGGACGTCTGCCCCTTGGAGGATAAGGCGAGAGATGGCTTGGGCGAAGGCCGTTTCTTCCTGTAGGCTATCGGAGGGGATGGACTGGAGATCGATAGACAGGATAAGGCAGGCGGCCCCCAGGGACTTAGAGAGGGCCGCCGTGACGTGCTGTCTTGGGGCGCGGATGATGAGGTATTGTCCTTCCTTTACCATCTCCTCGATATGGGGCAAGGTCTTTTCCATAGTTCAAAAAATAGTAGACTCTTTCCTAAATAGCGACGAGGCCGAAGTAAGAAGATCCCTTAAGCTAAGGCCGGATGTATTCCCTATAGGCGATCTCTGAGAAGAAGATTGTCTAAGCAACGCATAGATGAAATGAAGGAAGGATCGAGTATGATAGGCAGCATAGATGCAGTTTAACATATCGTTGACGACTCCCTTCAAAGGGGCTGGCAATCCTTCTAAAAAAGATATCGCATTTTGCTTAGAGTTAAGGATAGGAGAGGAAAAAGTCAAGTTGAATAACGTCTCCCTATCTAGCTTTTCTAGAGGGAGTTTGCCATCCACATAAGGATAAAAACGGCTTAAAAACCTTTCAAGAGGCTTCAAGTCGTTCTTCCCCTCCATATCGTATCGCTGCGCTTTATGGACTAAAGCAACAAGGATAGTTATAGCCCGTGAATAAAAATAGAACTTCAGAGCCTGAAAATATCCCACAGCGCGTGTGATGATCATCGTTACTAGCAAGAGTACGACAATATAGGAGAGACCGTTCATTCCTTTTCACCTTCTTTTATGCCCACATCCTCTTTATTATAAGAAAAATGCTCTAGCTCCAGAAGTGCCATTTTTACACATTCCTTGATATCGTCTCGCCTTTCTTGAGTTGATCTAAGCAAGACTAGCTCGTAGAAATGGCGACTTGATAGAAATATCGACCTTACAACAAAAGCTATCATTACCGCTATGATGATACCCGGAATCACCCACGGACCATAGGGTGTTTTTGTTAATTCCAGAATGATTTTGCCTATCCCCTCAAGAAAGGATGTCCAGCTTATAGCTAACCCTACCATCAACCCTAACAAGAAGAAGAAAGAGGATTTAAGGAAACGTGTCTTCATTCTCTCTCACCATCTCCTCGATAGTGGCGGGACCTCTCTGTCCCATCTACCTAGCCCCTGTCTTGTGTCGTGTCCACTTTACGCAAGCCGGTTTGTGTAAAGTAAAACGAGATCTGCTTTACACAAGCCTATCGCTGCCACATTCCCCTCTCCCCTTCCCGTGCGTCGCGTTCGAGGTAGACGAATAGGTTCGCGTAACGGGCATTGGGCTGGATGGTCATGACCTGCCCGTACCCCTCGCTCAGGATGCGTGCGTTGAGCATCTTATCCATGACCTCCCCTTCATCGTCTAAGTCCTCCGGTTCTTCTAGCCAGACGTAGGCCAGGAGGCGGCGATACCTGTCTCGGATCCCGACGTCGGTCTGTAGCCAGACCTCGCGATATGGGGGGAGTGCCGCTTCGGTGTATGCGCTGGCTTCGGGACCGTAGTACTGGACATCCTTCTGGGGGTGGACCGTCTCAGGCGTATCCACCCCAAGAAAACGGACGCGCTCTCGTACATCATGCCCCTCATCGAGATGGACGAGGAAGATACAGGTATCCCCGTCGACCACGCGCTGGACCTCCGCCCTATAGAGTGTGTTAGGGCGAAATTCGGGGAGCGGGGCGGCGAGGGATGGGGCGGGGAGAGATAGGGCTAGGACCGTAAGAGAAACGGCCAAAACTAAAAACACGTAGGGCCATCTTCTCATCGATATCTCTCCCTTCAATATCACGCATCTGTATCGTTATGGGGGCTCTCTTCCTCCACTACGTCGGGCTCCTTCATATCGGCTAAGGCGGCTCCCTTGTCGCTTAGGAGCCCATCTATCCGGGATAAGAGTTCATCCGCATGGGAATAGATATCATCCAAGGTCTTGATGGCTACTTTGCTCTCGCCTATCCCAAGGTACTTATTAGCCGTACTGAAGTAGAGGCGGCAAATGACTTTCATCCTGCTATTATCGAGGAGGACGTTGCAATAGGTCTGGGTCTCACGCACGGATAGCCGCGAGACGTCGAGCTTTACGCGCAGTATCGCCTTGATGATGCTGAACGCATCGAGCTCTTCCTGAGAGGGCTCGGTCTTGACCTGTCCCTCAGCGTTCTCCTCGGGCGGCGTAGCCGCTTCTGCGGGATTCGTGGATGCCTGCTCCTCGGAGAGCGCAGAGGCCAGGCGGTCACTGACCCTATCGCTGATGAACTGCGTCAGGGCCTTCTTGGTGATGACCTTGAATTTCTCTCGGGTATTTTCTGTCAGGCGTCCGTTGAATACCTGTGAGGCCATATGGCGCACGAAATCCTCCGACGGCTCGGCGAGCTGTTCCATGAGGTAGAGCTTCATTGCCCCCGTGTACTTTAGCTCAGACGCGGTAGAGGTTATCTCCTCGATCGTGAATGCCGTCTTAGTGAATTTCTTTAACTCGCGTACGATCTGCTCGCTGATATTGCAGATCGAGAACTGGAGGAAAGGCTTTTGGTCCATGATATTGGCCTGGTCCAGATCGGTGTAGAAACGGTATTCATGTCCGTTCGTTAGGATCCCGATCGTCGCCGGGGTGGTATTGAAGTACCGAAGGAGCTGCCCTTCTTTGGAGACGTCGAGCGCGTCGCCGCTCCATTTCGCCTCGATGAGCATGATAGGCTTGCCATCCTTCAAAATGGCGTAGTCTACCTTTTCCCCTTTTTTCGTCCCCACATCAGCCGTGAACTCCGGGACGACTTCGGTGGGGTCAAAGACGTTGTACCCAAGGGCGCTGATGAAAGGAAGGATGAGCGCGGTCTTAGTGGCCTCTTCCGTCTGGATCATGTCCTTGCGTTCCGAATAGACCTTTGCCAACTGCTGGATCTGCTCGATCAATTCCATGTCGATGACGCTCCTTTCATGTGTAGAACGGGCCTTTATCGAGGGGAGGAGACATTATCTCGGACGCCTCGACGCTCACATCCTAATGGTTATCCGTAGATAGAAGACCGATGGATGAAATCAGGTACGACCCCTAGCATCTTTCCAAGGAGACAAAGGTCGTCGAGATCATCGTTGGGAACAAAGATATCGTCATAATCCTTGTTGGACGCGTGGAGGCGGATCCCATCTTTCTCAAAGATCACACCGCGCAGGAGCATCTTTCCTTTATAAAGAAAGATCCCTATGTCCCCGTTGTTGGGGCGGATATCCGCGATAAGGATCTTATTCCCGCTATAGACGAATGGCTCCATACTATCCCCTTCAGAGGTGATGATATGATACCCGCCATCGCCGACCTGCCATGAATACCCCATAAGAACTTTCTTCTCGATCGGCCATGCCCCTATCTCTTGCCATATGACCTCATCTGGATAGATATTACCTGGGCCACAACATACCTTGACCTCGGTCGAGACTATGGGCACCAATCCCATCTCGTCGTCAGCGAGGCGGACGTTGGATTCAAAACTTGGCTCCGGTCTTGCGGTCGTAGCATGGGATAGCTGTCCCTGCCCTGTTTCGTTGGACTCGCCGCTTAGATAGGCAATAGAAGTATTCAAGATATTGGCGATCTCACGTGTGAGTTCCATATCAGGGACACGCTCTCCTGACTCCCAACGCTACAGTCATAAAAAGTATAGATTCCCTCTTGACTAGACTGTTTGGTCTTATATAATTATGACAGTTTATGCTTTGTAGGACCTAATGGACCTAAAGGGAGTGATCAAGGTGCAGAGAGGAGGCGTATTTCAAAGACGGCTCCGGGGATTGAGAAAAAAAATGGGACTGACCCAGGAAGACCTGGGGAGGCTTGTAATGGTCTCAGTCAAGACTATCCAACGATGGGAGGATGGGACTCGCTCCCCGCGTGCGGATGAGCTCACGAGGCTAGCCGTCGTTCTGAATGTCCCCGAAATAGCGTTTTTTGAGGGGGCTAATGAAGGTATAAAAGAATTCAAGCTAATTCTCGACAAGGAGGGGGAGTGTTCTTTGGATATGGTGAACATGAGCGCTACGGCGCCCGATGCGAAGGTAATGGTCGTCAGTGGGGATCGCATCGCGATCCAGACAAACTTAAAGACGGTGGGGATGACGAAGGACGCCGCGTACAAGGCGATGATCGAGACATTCAACGAGACATTCGAAGACGCCTGGGCGCAGCAGGAGAAGTGGCGCGAGAGGAAGTCGCAGGGTTAGTCCCCTGCGCTGACTCGCCCCCTTCAGAGGAGGGGATATGAGGAGGATCGACATGGAGACAAGGAAAAGGAGGCGGGCGCTTACCCCTAAGGCGAAAGGGGAGAGGGAGGCGGAGGTATTAGCGCCATTGACACCGCGTCTCCTGACCGATGAAGGGGCAGCGCGTTATTTAGGGGTCGGTGTGGCTTTGCTCCGACAGATGCGTACCGAAACGCCACTGCGTTTCACGGAGGAGACTTGGGCGGCCGCCCTGGAGAAGAACGATATCGCCCCGATCCCCTTCCTGAAGATCGGGCGCTCTATCCGATACGATGTCCGTGCCCTGGACGACTGGATCAGCCGCCAGAGGGTCATCGGGCAACTACCACAGGCGAAGGAGGCGTGATATGTTCGCGTTTTTTAAGAGGTTGCGGGAGCGCCGTCGGGCGCGTCTGAAGGAGCGGGTCCAGAGCATCATCCTCTGCGACCGGCTGTTATCCTCGGGGACTCTTATGAGGACGTGGCGGAGAAGGGGGGGGCATAGATAGAGCAATAGCCAACGTTGAGACCCAAAGGTCAAATAAGGCAAGCGCTGAGTCGCGGCTTGGCTAGTCAAGGTATGTCTAGGCAAGTCATGGATCCTGGGAAAGGAGGAGATGGTATGCAGCGCGAGGAGAGAGAGATGGACCTGAGCTGGCCGGTCATTTCCGATGAGGCTTCCGAGTCCGACCTGGTGAGAGCCGTCATCCTGGACCAGTTCAGCGAGGAGAGGGAGTAAGGCATGGCGGAGAAGCGCTACTCCTTGCGTGTCGTCCTAGACAAGGCGACGCATCAGGCCCTTCTGGAAAGGGCTGGGCTGCTCAACAGTACGGTGGAGGAGGAGGCCTACCACGCGATCAGAGCATCGCTGAGGAGGCGGCTCGTGCGAAAGGAGGACGATAACTGATGGCCCTCGTACCGGACGCGGCGCTGGCCGCCGAGATCCGCGCCCTTCGGAAGGAGCCGACCCCGGACCGCCGGACGAAGATCCGGAAGGCGGGGCAGACGCTCCGGTCGGTGCCCCTGGAGGGCGGGCTCGACGAGCTCCTCCGGGAGCACGAGCGGGCCGCCGTGGCAGTCCTGGTGGCGGGCTCGCTCATCGCGGACCGCTGGAGCCACACGGCGAAAGCCCTGGCCTGGGCCTACGCAGTCATGGATCTCTATCGGGACGACGCGCAATTCCCGGAGGCCGTGAGCCCCAGCTTCCACCCCACGTATCTATGGCATTTCATCGAGCCCTTCGCGCGGATGGCGGGGGAGGAGAAGTGACGTGATCGCCTGGGACTTCCTGCTACTGTGCGCGTGTTTCTTCATCGAATATGGATGGGACTGATGTGGGTGCTATTGGTCGTCGCTATCGTGTGGGTGCTTCTGTTCTATGACGGGAGAAGGTGAATGTGCATGAGGGGAAAGGGGCGGAAGAAGTTATGGCATATATGCATATCTTCTTTAAAAGACGAAGATATCGCTAAGCTCAAGGCATTAGCGAAGCAGGAGCATCGGAGCATCTCTAACTTTGTCACGCACATCTTGCTCGAATACCTCAAGAAGCATAAGAGGCGTTTTGTAGGTGGTGGAGAGGAGGAGAGGGATGAGCTCATCGGATGAGCGTAAGGCGTGGCGGGATTTTGTCGAGGTGTTAGGGGGCTCCGGCCAGCAGTCGAAGGCAGCGGGCAATAGGCGGAGCTCGTTCGGCCTGCGGGGGTTATCTCCCACCGTCAAGAAGCACAGATTCGAGCCCGGCAAGAAGTACGTGATCGGAGAGGAGCGGGTGAAGTATCTCCGCAAAGAAGGGGAGCATCACGTTTTCGTCTCCGTGTCGGGTGGCTGGCGGACGAGCTGGACGGACATGCAGTTGGCAGGCGAGGAGGTGAGGAATGGATAAGTAAGTACACACTAAAGCGAAAGGGGGCGATGGGGCGATGAGGAGGACACGGAAGTACGGGAGGTCCATCAGCGCCAGGATGGGATACGAGATGGAGCTCTACCTGCGGGCGAAGGCCGAGGCGCGGGGCGAGAGCGTGGGCGAGATGATCCGCCGCGCGGTCGCTAAGGACATGAGAGAGAAGATGAGGGATGAGTAGGCATGGCGAAGACGTCGAAGTATCCGGAGAAGGTATGCTTCTCCATGCCGTCGTGGATGTATGAGAGGGTCGTTCACGTTGCAGATCAGAATGGCATATCCATCGCCGAGATCGGACGCAGGGCGCTGAAAGCGTTCCTTAGACAAGATCCGGGGAGTATGGGGATGGGGAAGAGCCTTGTGAGGACCTCCTTCATGATCCCTCATAGGATGAAGAAGAATCTGATCTGTACAGCGGAGTCGGCGAACGTGACCGAGCCCGAGCTGGTCCGGCGTGCGCTGGCGCGATATCTAGGGAGGTGGAACTAGACATGATGAGCGCGATGGAGATGAGATCCTTGCGGCGGGCGATCGCGTGGGTGCTGGACCCGGAAAGGCTGCTGGAGGAGAGGGAGATCTGCGATGTGCAGTGCTACGGGTGCGAGCATGAGGGGAAGGACGGCTGCCTCGTCAACGTGCTGGCGTGGGAGGATGGGTGCGAGCGGAAGTGGCTCTGGGACGACATCTGCAAGATCTTCGAGGACGCAGCCGTCCAGGTCGAGGATCTGCTGGAGCAGGCGGGGTGTCTGGATTGATCGAGCCCCAGCGGGGAGGGGCTCGACCGAAAAGTAGGACTATAAGAGGATAAGGTGAGGATACCATGAAAAGGCTCATAACGCAATGGTTGGAGGCTCGGAAGGCTAGGAAGGCCGAGAGGACGCGGCGTAGGCTCCATCTCGTCGTCGCATTGGATAGGGGGGATGAGTGATGTCGAAAGTAGAGGCGAAGGTGGCGAAGAAGGCGAAGGCCCATAGGCGGTATCGCCTGGCGGACGGTACGCCCGTTCCCGGCGTGACTACAGTGCTGGGCGTGATCAATAAGCCCGCGCTGGTGAAGTGGGCTAATAACCTGGGGCTCCAAGGGATCGATAGCAGCGCCTACGTGGATGAGACGGCCCGCGTGGGGACCTTGGGGCACGAGATGATCCAGGAGTACCTCGGCGGCCCGGCTTGGGACCGTGGGGCTTGGGACGCGGGGCAAGTAGACCTGGCCGAGAACGCGGTCTTGAGCTTCTTCGAGTGGGAGCGGCAGACGGGGTATCGGATGCAGACGATCCATATCGAGCTTCCCCTTGTCAGCGAGATCAACCGCTACGGCGGGACGATCGACTGGTACGGCGAGATCGGCGGTCAGCGCTGGCTGGTGGACATAAAGACGTCGAAGGGGCTCTGGCCGGAGCACGTGTACCAGGTAGCGGCCTATTGGATGATGCTCCAGGAGAACGGGCTCCCCGTGGACGGGGTACGCCTCCTTCGGGTAGGGCGCACCGAGGACGAGGGGTTTGACGACCACGTTATCGACGTCCCGAAGCTCAACGTGGCTTATAACGTGTTCATGTCCGCCTTGATGCTCTATCGGGCGAAGGCGGAGTTTGAACGGTACGAGAAGGCTGAGAAGATCGAGACCGCCCCAGAGAGGGCGAAGAAAGAGGTGGCATGAGATGACGACGGCGATAGCGAACGTGGCCCCCCAGGAAGGGACGATGTACCAGTGGACGCCGGAGCAGGTGGAGACCATCAAGAGGACCGTGGCGAAGGACGCCTCGGGGCCTGAGCTGGAGATGTTCCTGCACCTGAGCCGGACCTACGGGCTGGACCCATTCGCGAAGGAGATCTGGTTCATCAAGATGGACCGGACCCCCACGATCTTCACCTCCCGCGATGGGTATCTGAAGATCGCTAACCGCGACCCCCACTTCCAGGGGATGGAGGCGGATGTGGTTTACGAGGGCGACTCTTTCAGGAAGACGAAAGACGGCGTAGATCACGTTTACGGCGTAAGGGACAGGGGACAGCCTATTGGGGCGTATTGCTTCGTACATCGGGATGATAGGGATTACCCGACGTATATCTACGCCCCCTTCAAGGACTACAACAAAGGCGGCAACTGGAACAAGTACCCCCACGCCATGATCCTCAAGGTAGCCGAGGCCCAGGCCCTCAAGCGGGCGTTCTGTATCAGCGGCCTGGTCACGCGCGAGGAGATCGAGGAGGAGCCCGAGGAGCAGCGCCCTGTGACTAGGAGGGCGGCGGCTCCGGCTCCACAGAGCGCGGAGATGGACAGGAAGTCTGGGCTGTGGCACAGGCTCCTGGACGCCTTCGATGGAGATGTGGACGCGGCGAAGGCCCTGGCCCTGAAGGTCACGGGCGGGCGTGGCTCGAAGGAGTGGACGGAGGCGGATATGTCCGCTCTTGAAGAGGCGATCGATGGGCTCACCGTGCCCCAGCCGCAGGAAGTGGGGACCATCATCCCGGAGATGCTCCCCCTCGACGAACCTCCCGCCCAGGACGCCGCCGCTCCTATCGAGCCCGAGGTGGTCGAGGAGGAGCCTGAGACGCCGGAGGATAGGATGCGTGCAGAGATACAGGAGCTCCTCGGATCCGGCGGTCTGGACCTCTCCTTGCCAGAGCGAGAGCAATTCGTCTGGGAGCGGACGAAGAAGACGGATCTGAAGGCCCTGTCCATGGGGGAGCTGTCGAAGGTAGCCAGGGACGCGCGGGGGCAGTTAGAGAAGCGCGCCAAAGTCGAGGAGTGATAAAGAACCATGGCGACAGGGTTGAATCAAGTGACGTGCCTTGGGGGGCTGACGAAGGACCCCGAAGTGCAGCAAGGGCGTGACGGGGGATCTGCGTGGCTGCGCTTCTCCCTGGCCTGTGGCCGTAATGCGAAAGATAGGGACGGGCAGTGGCGCGAGGAGACGGACTATGTGCCCTGCATCGCTTTTGGACGCACGGCGGAGAATATCGAGAAACACTGCGTCAAGGGCACGCGGATCCTCGTGATGGGGAGCCTGAAGAACAAGGAATATAAGACCAGGGACGGCGAGAGGCGCTGGGATACGCGCGTCTATGTGTCGTCGTTCTGCTTCGCTGGCGGGAAGAGGAAAGACGACGACAGGGGCTACGACGATAGCCGCAGGGACGCGCCACCGCCTCGGGGCAAGGAAGATGAATTCCCCTCGGACTTCAGCGAGTACGAGGGCGGCGGATTCTCCTTTCGCGAAGGCCCACAGGTGAACGGCGAGGAAGTGGAGATCCCATTTTGAGAGAGGGGGTGCAGGGCATGATCTTCGGGAAAGAGATCCGGGCGCGGCGTCTGGAGCTGGGGCTATCACAGCCAGCGCTGGAGCGCCTGTCGGGTGTGGGCTACCGTGTCATCTCGAGTATCGAGAGCGGGGTACGCTTTGGCTCCTATGAGTCCCGGCTCGCCCTGGCTCGTGCCCTGGCCCTGGATGAAGCCGCGATGGTGGAGGGGGCTGACTCCCACGAGTTCGCTCCGATAGGCTCCGGCGAGAAACTTCGGGCGCGGCGGGAGGAGCTAGAGCTCTCGATCGCAGAGCTGGCGCGGATAGCCGGGACGAACGAGGAGACCATCTCTAAGGCCGAGAGAGGCAAGACTAGACCTTTATTATCGACCTGGACTCGCTTAGAGAAGGCCTTGCTCCGATACGCCAGTGCGATAGGGGGATCCTCTAGTGTTATATCCACGCGTCCCTACGTGTACCGTTATAAAGGGAAGGTCCTAGCGCATTCCTTCACGGAGGGGCAGGCGTACATCTTCGTCCTGCGGCGGGGGCGGGCAGATGCGATGGGGCCTTTCCATATCTCGAATACACGGCGCTTCGTGTTCCTGCGGGACGAGCCGGGGCAGGGCTGCCTGCTCCACGTGTTCCGCCATCACGAGGGCGGCTGGCTGGAGACCTTCACCGACGCGCAGTGTAGCGATTACAAGATCTCGGAGGTGTAGAGATGGCAAAGGAGAAAGAGGACTGGGGGCGGCGGCTCCTGGCGTTCTATAGCCCGTATCCCGGCGCGGGAAAGACCACGGCGGCGCGGCGGGCGCTCGACGGGCGACGATGCAAAAAGTACCGCATCGCCTTCGCCGACCCGCTATACGACATCGTGGCCAGCATCAGCGCCCACCTGGGGCTGGCGGCGAAGCACGGCGAGCTGCGGGACAGGAAGGACGAGCCCCTGCCCGAGCTGGGCGGCGCGTCGGTCCGGGACCTCCTGATCGGATTCGGCGCGAAGGGCCGCGAGATCTTCCCCGACCTCTGGGTGGAGTTCATGCGCGGGCGGCTGGGCAACTTCTCGCGCATCGGGGAGACGTGGATCGCCATCGACGACCTGCGTTTCCCCAACGAGTACGCGATGCTCCGGGAGGAGGGCGCGAAGATCGTGCGCGTCACGGTGCCGGGCCGCGAGATCGTCCCATCCGAGACGGAGGCCCTTCTGGAGGGTTTCGCCTTCGACGCGGAGCTGGTGAATCTCCAGGAGGACATGCGCACCTTCGATGCCCAGGTGGACGTCCTCTGCCGCGACCTGTTCCCGGAGGCCGGGGCGTGACCGGGGCGGCACCGAGGGACTGGACGCTCCGTGGGCTCATGGACGCCATCGAGCGCTGGAAGCCCGACAAGGACCGCCCGAAGGAGGACGCGCTGGCATTGCTACTCCTCACGACGATCGCGGGGGTCTTCCTCGCCGCCGATGGGGAAAAGGTGCAGTACAAGGAGCGGACGCGCGACGTGGGGCACGTCGACGGCTTCCTGGTGAACCGCTACCGGCGTATGGAAGTGATGGGCGTCCCCTTCGAGGCGATGGGATTCACGGAGGCCGAGAAGGCCCAGATCCGGGACTGGTACGAGATGGAGGGAGATGCATGAGATCCATCGAGGGCAAGATGCCCAAGGGCATCAAGAAGGGCGCGGCGCGGTGCTCCATCTGCAAGGAGCCTATCCCCGCGGGCATCCGCATCCGCGCGGCGATCGAGCGGGACCGGGACGACCCGGACGGGCCGCCCGTGATATCCCCGGTCCATCCGGCCTGCCTGGCCCAGTACCTCCGGCGGCATCCGGACTGGACGGACCACCGGGACGATCCGGGGGCCCTCCCCGACGCGCTGGTGCGGCGGTTCTGGGTGGACCTGGGCCGGAGGAAGGGCTGGGGCGATTTTATCGAGCGGGCGCTGCCGCTCTGTTAGGAGGATGCGTATGGACAGGCCAAAGCCAAAGGGCGAGAAGCGCAAGGTGGTGGGCGTCGCTATGCCGGAAGACGTCTACCGCGCGATATGCGACAAGGCGGTGAAGGAGCATCGGAGCGTGTCCAACCTGATCGCCCACATCCTGGCCACATCGGTCGAGCGGTGACGCCACCGAGATATAGGAGGAATGCACATGAACATGGCGAAGCTCCAGAGGGAGATACACGAGAACGCCGTCGCCCACGGATGGTGGGACGAGCCCCGGACTTTCGGCGACGTCATCGCGCTGTGCCACAGCGAGCTGTCCGAGGCGCTGGAGGCGCACCGGAACGGCGAGGCGATGGCCTGGACGAACGAGGCCGGGAAGCCCGAGGGCGTGGCCGTGGAGATGGCGGACTGCATCATCCGCATCCTCGACTGGGCGGGGCACGAGGGGATGGACATGGAGACGCTCGTGTGGAGGAAGCACGAGTACAACAAGACGCGCCCGTACCGGCACGGAGGGAAGGCGCTATGACTGGGGGCAAGGCGCTGTGATGGGCGAGCGAATCATCAGGAACGCGGCCAGGTGCAACCACTGCGGGGACATCATCGAGAGCAAGCACAGGCACGATTTTAAATCATGTTCTTGCGGGCGGATTTTTGTGGACGGCGGGCATTGTTACCTGCGATGGGGCGCTATGCGTATGGATGATTTCACGGACCTGTCAGAGGTTGAGGAGGTAGACGATGAGTGAAAAATTGAAACCCTGTCCATTCTGTGGCGGGGATGCTGAGTTTAAAGAAGACATCTATGTCCAAGACGGTGACAAAGGCAGCTATGCGAAAGTCTCGTGTTCCAGATGTTTGGCATGTATATCAGATGGCGGACAGTGGTTCGATCAAGAGTCGCACGATCTCATGAAGAACAGTGTTATCGAGGATTGGCAACGACGCGCAGATAAGGAGCTGGAAAAGGTGACGATGTTCTTAAATCGTCTGCACAAAGCAGTTGATAAAGCTGTCATGATCGTAGAAGAGTGGCTATAGGAGGCCCCATCGATGAGTAAAGAGCTTGATCCATGCCCCAGGTGCGGGACCAGGAGATGGCTGAAGGAGGTCTGCTACGACACCATCCCCACCCAGCGCTTCTATACGATCCGATGTGACAAGTGCAAGCTGGAGGGATGGATAACTGGAAGCCATGAGGAAGCTATATTCGAGTGGAATTGGGGGATGGCCCATGGCGGTTATTGAACTTAGGCCTTGCACGTTCTGCGGCGGGGAGGCCGAGATGGAGATGGACGAGGCCGGGCTGCATCTGGTGCGGTGCCAGGAGTGCGCGATGGCGACGCCCCCGGAATATCGCCCGGACCAGGCGGTGGCGGACTGGAACGCGATGTGGGACGGGGCCCTGAAACCCTGCCCCTTCTGCGGCGAGGATGCGATCGCCGCGTATGACAGCCGGGGGCTGCCCTGCGTCATGTGCAGGCGGTGCGCATGCCGTACCGCCCCGTGCATCGGGGAGCCCAGCCCGGAGGCGAACCTGAAGGCCGCCCGCGCCGCCTGGAACAGGAGGGCGTGCGATGCGTGAGGAGCTGAAGCCCTGCCCGTTCTGCGGCAGCTCGAACGTCCGCTTCTATGAGAGGCGGGGGGCGTACCAGGCGGCTTGCATGGATTGCGAGGCCCGCGCCCAGTACGCCTACTCCAGGAAGGAGGCCGTCTCCAATTGGAACAGGAGGGCTGGAAATGAGAACGAGTAGAAAGCTGAAGCCGTGCCCACTTGACGACATAATTTCCGCTAGGGAGTACATCGAATTGGAGCCCTGCCCGTTCTGCGGGAGCTCGAATCTTTACCTCGGCGAACTCAACGGCCCGCTTGAAGACGGGATGACGGTTTACGTCCGTTGCCTGGATTGCGGGGCGACGATCGAGGGCGAGGGCGTCCATCCCGAGGACGAGACGCGCCGGGGGCTGGCGACGCGGGACGCGGCGGCGCGGTGGAATAAGCGTGAGTGGAAGAGATGAGCAGCTACACGTCCGGGCCGTGGCGGGTCGGCCCCCCGATCTTTGATGGCGATGTCATCTTCGCCCCGCCTCAGACCGAGGGGCGCAGAAACGAGGTCGTCGCCATGGGGATTTTAAACAAGGCCGACGCCCGATTGATCGCCGCCGCGCCAGATCTGTTGAGGCTTTTGAGGATCGCTTACGACGATCTCCGCGAGCTCGGGTTTTGTACCGTATTGCCCGAGATCGATGAGATCCTTACGAGGATCGAGGGCAAAGAAGGGAAGGATCTAAATGAGCCTTGAGCCAGAGGGCGGCCCGTGGAACATTTACCCGCTTGAGGACGGGGATGAGCTGCTTGACGCCCATAACGATATCCTCTTGAAGTTTCCTGTAGGTATCGAGCCAAAAACAAAGCGGGCGATAGTCGCTGTGCCAGAGCTTTTAGATGAGCTGCACGCCCTTTTGGACTATATGCCTTATGTCCCTGCTTACCAGTGTTACAAAGGTCCGGGCGAGACGTGGGACGATGCCATACGGGCCCATGAGGACGTCGAGCGTGTGCTGGCGTTATTGAGGCGTATCTATGGCGAGGAGAAGGCATGAGCGAGGCCCCCGCGCCAACGGGGGCCCCGCATGAGACATACCGAAGCATATCACCTATAGAGGAGAGTATAGCACATGATAAGACTGGAAGGAAGCATCGACTATTACCCGACCCCCGCCGCGTTCCTTGAGGATATCACTCGGGGGCTGGACTGGAAGATGGTCGGCTCTGCCTTGGAGCCTTCGGCCGGGAAGGGGGATATCGCGGAGTTCCTGCTGCGCAAGATGGAGCCGCGATACTGGTATGGGGTCAAGGAGCGGACGGTGGATATCGACTGCATCGAGATCGAGCCGGACCTGCGCTCCATCCTGATCGGGAAGGGCTTTCGCGTAGTGCATGACGACTTCCTGACGCTCCATACCTACAAGCACTACAGCCTGATCCTGATGAACCCGCCATTCTCCGAGGGGGCGAAACATCTCCTGAAGGCTATCGAGGTCCAGTCCGTCTCTGGGGGAGATATCATCTGCATCTTGAACGCGGAGACGCTGCGGAACGCATACACGAACGAGCGTGGATCGCTCCTGAGAAAGCTGGACGCGATGGGGGCGGATATCGAGTATCACGAGGGCGCGTTCTCTCACGCGGAGCGCCCTACGGATGTCGATGTCGCCGTCGTGAAGGTAACGGTCCCCGCGCCGGTGCGGAGGAGCACGGTCTTCGACACGCTGCGCGAAAAGAAGTACGAGGAGATCCAGCGGGAGATGGAGGAGCGCGAACTGGCCCCATCAGATATCGTGTCCGCCTATGTCGCCCAGTACGACCGGGAGGTCGAGTGGGGGCTGCGGCTCTGGGACGAGTTTCAGATCATGCGGGGCGGGGCGTTGAAGCGGACGACTCCGATCTCGATATGCATCGCGAACGGGTACAACGACAAGGAGGATTTTGGCATCAACGCCTACGTGCAGGCGGTGCGGCGGAAGTATTGGGATACGCTATTCAAGACGCCGCAGCTTACGGACAAGATGACGTCTAATCTGAGGAGCGAGTATCTGTCGCAGGTAGATACCTTCGTGGGGTACGACTTCTCCTATTTCAACGTCAAGACAGTCATGGCCGATATCGCTAAGAATCTGACATCGGGCGTGGAGGAGTGCATCCTGCGGCTCTTCGACCAACTCTCGGCGGACCACGCCTGGGAGCCTGGAACGCAGAACAACGTCCACTATTACGATGGCTGGGCGACCAATAAGAGCTGGTATATCAACAAGCGGGTGGTCCTGGCATCGATGAGGACGTGGGACGACACCTTCAAGAGATACAGCTTTGATTACGGCGTGCGTGAGAAGCTGGCGGATATCGAGAAGGCGTTGAACTACCTGGATAGCGGTCGGACGGATGAGATCGACCTGGAGGCGCGGCTCCAAGCGGCCCAGGAGGCCCAGCGGGTCAGGGACGTGGACCTAAAGTATTTCAAGGCTACGTTCTATAAGAAGGGGACCTGTCATATCGAATTTAAGGATGAGCGGCTCCTTAAGAAGCTCAACATCTTCGGGAGCCAGCGCAAGGGTTGGCTCCCCAGCGGCTACGGCAGGCGGCGCTATGCGGATATGTCGAAGGAGGAGCAGCATGTCATCGATTCCTTCGAGGGGGCTGCGGCCTACGAGCGGACGGTGAGCGATGCGGGATACTTCCTGTTCAACGCGGCGCGGGCTATCCCGATGCTCCAGGGGGCGACTACGGCATGACGGGCGACGAGAGCGTGGAGCTAGAGGGGCGCTTTGTGGTCTTGACGAAGGCTCTGTGGCGGGTGCTGGAGGAGACCTCCGAAGCGCAGGTATGTCACCCATCGGCGCTGATGGAGATATTGCTCTGGCGGGGGATAAGAAGGATGCAAAAGGAGGGACACGATGGCTCTATCGAGGAATAGGCGGATCCGCGAGTTGATCGTGAAACAGGAGGAGCTTCGCCAGCGCGCCGCGTGGGCGCAGGGCGAGGAGCGGATAAGGCTCCTAGACGAACTAGAGGAGATCGGTGGGCAGTTGGACGTTATGAAAGGAGGACGCAGATGATGCGTAATGAGGACTTGCCGGGCGCGCGAGAGTTCCGCTGCCCCGTGGACGGACGCACGAAGAAGACGGATATAGAGGTATCCGCGATGGTCTTATTAGGGTGCAAGAGGTGTATGTCGTACCAGAGCAAGACCTGCTCCGGCCCGGAGGTCGTGGGGGAGGCGAAGGAGACGAAGCCCATGCCGCCCTTGCCTCCCTTCATAGAGAAGCTGGAGGAGATGGCGAGGGAGATGCCTACGCCGAAGGGAGAGGATCTCCGGCCTGGTCGCAAGATCAAGGCGAAGCCTGGGTCCAAGCCCCAAGGGCGTAAGCCGGAGGCCGCCCCGGAGCCCCCCGCCGCCCCCTCGGAGACGACGCCCACGGGGCAGGACGTGCGGGAATGCCGCGCAGCGATCATGGGGCTCATCGAGGAGGCCTTGAGAATGAAGGATATCCGCACGGTCCGTATCGACGAGATGGTGAGGACCTTACGCGAGGAGCTGTTCGCCGCGAAGGCCGCCGGGGTAGGTTGGAGGAAGTTAGCCGCCTGTCTGCGCCAGTACGGCTACGCCATCAGCGAGAACTCGCTGAAGCGTGGGCTGGAGCGAGCCAAAGCGAAGGAGGAGAACGGGGATGGCGGGAAAGCCTAGGCCGTCGGTGTATCCGGAGGTAATAGGGAGTAAGATCCCGCTACAGATGAGGGTGCAGCTATTGCTCCATTTGAAGCGGAAGGGGAGGACGCTCAACGATGTCGCGCGGGATGCGTTGGATGCGTACCTAAAAAGCGAGATCGAGGAGGCAAAGTGGAGAGACCCAAATACGGAGAATATCAAGGTCAGGATCACGGCGGATATGAGATCCGACGTTATACACGCGGCAGCGAAGGCGGCTATCAGCGAGGCAGAGCTGCTCCGTCGTGCGATCGGGGCGTACCTGGAGACGACAGAATGGGTTGCCCGGTAAGGAAAAGGATAATAAAAGTCAAACATTTTAAACACTGATAGGTCTATAGCATTGGGTAGTATGTAGGAGGCGTGAAAGATGGCATGGATCGAAGCCCATCAGGGGCTTGCGCAACACCCAAAGACGAAACGCATGGCCCGGATGCTGGGCATCTCGACAGCCGAGGCTATCGGGCATCTGTTCATGCTCTGGTGGTGGGGCATGGACTACGCTCAGGATGGGGATCTGTCGAAGTACGATGAACTTGACATCGCTGACGCCGCGCAATGGACCGGTGACGCAAAGGCATTTATCGACGCCTTGAAAAATTGCGGACCTGGGGATTCTTCGGGCTTCATCGACGAGCACGACGGGAGGGTATCCCTTCACGATTGGGACGCATACGCGGGACGCCTCTTTAACATCCGCGAGCAGAATCGGGAGAGGCAGGCGAGGCATAAAGAGCAAAAAAAGATCGAGGCCGCGCGTGAGCAACGGGATAGTGACGCGGATATAACAGACGGGTCACGCGTTAGTAACGCGTCGGTAACGCGTGAGCAACGGGACGATAACGCACAGGTAACGCGTTATAAAAGCGTTAGTAACGCGCCGGTAACGCGTATACATAACATAACCAACATAACAGAACAGAACAAGACAGAACAAGACCTACAAGACCTACCCCCCCCTACCCCCCCCGCCGGGGGGAGCCCCCCCGAGGGGGACTCGCAGGCGTCATCGGGAGGCCCCGAAAGCCCCCCTAGCTCCGTAGGGGGCGAGGCAGGGAACGGGCAGGGCTGCACGCTCTCGCAGGTGATCCGGCTCTGGAACGAGGAGCTAGGGCCTCTCGGGTTCCCGAAGGTCGCGAAGGGGACGCCCGCGCGGGACAGGTGCTTCAGCGCGCGCGTCGGGGAACAGGCAGAGCGGAGAGACCTGGAGTGGTGGCGGGAGCGTATCGCCCAGCTCGCCGCGTCGGACTTCATGCGCTCATCGGCCAGAGATAAGGCCAACTGGCTCAACTTCGACTGGCTGCTGAACGAGAGCAACCTCGTGAAGGTCGTCGAAGGGCGCTACGCGAACGGTAAGAGCCTGCCCGCTAGGAGCGGGGGGGCAAGGTCTTCGCCGCCAAGCGCCCGGGATGCCCCGATGACCTACGAGGAGGCCGTCGCAAAGTTCCGAGGTAGCAGTACCGCTGTGGACGTGGAATATATCGACGTCGAGGAGGGATGACCATGCGGAAGGACGAATTCAACGCATTTCGAGAGCTCATGTCCCGAGCGGCGGATATCACCGTCATGCCCAACGGGAAGGACCTGGAGCGCGTCACGCTGGCGCTGTTCGAGGGGCTGGAATCGTATCCGTTCGTGGACGTGGCCGAGGCCGTGGCGGCCTATTGCCGGTCTGAGCGATTCTTCCCGATGCTGGCGGATATCGTGGAGCGCATCGAGGGCAAGGGCAGTGACAAGGGGCTCCTAGCTTGGAGCATGGTCCTGAAGGCCGTGGCCCGCTATGGGCACTGGGAGTCCGTGCGCTTCCCGGACCCGACGATCCACTGGGCCGTGGCGCACATGGGGGGATGGCGGCACTTATCGCCCCGCATCACGGACGATAACGAGCGTTTCCTGGCGCAGGACTTCGCTCGCTGGTACGCCATAGGCGAGCGGGCGATATCGGCGGGCGAGGAGCCCCCAGCCTACCTCGTGGGCGAACACGAGGCGGACAACAGGGCACGGGGCTACGCCATGCGTGGGATCCGTGACGTGGAGACAGGGCGTATCCTGCCAAGCGGGGAGGCTCCAGCTCTGGGGGCGTCCACGGCGCAAGCCAAGCCATTGATCCAGCTCGTAGCTGGCGGGATGGACGCCCGAGAGGCCGTGCGATGAAGACGCTATTGAGCGTCACTCTGGCCGGGCTGCCCCCGACGGTCAATCACCTGTACCGGACATCGCCTCGGGGCTTCCGGTACAAGACCAAGGCTGGGAAGGTCTGGCAGGAGGACACGGCCCTGATACTCCGGACGGCGTGGGGGGGCAAGCCGCCGCTGGGCAAGGAGGACGGCATCTTCGTGCAGGTCTTGTTCATGATGGGCAACGAGCGGGCCTGGGATATGGACAACCGGATCAAGGCCCTACAGGACTGCCTCCAGATGGCGGGCATCGTCCGTGACGACCGGGAGATAGACCACCTCTGGGTCGACCGGGAGAGGGGACTGGCGACCGACGCCACCAAGGTCTCTGTGGGGACGGTGGCTGGCTGATGGGGGGCGAAGGTATGTCCGAGCATGACCTGGTTCTGGCCGAAGATACGCGGGCGTCCTCTACGCCCATCAAGGACCGTCCCTACTGGCCCTTCCGCTTCGCGGAGCGGTGTCTGTACGAGTTCCACGAGAATGCCGCCAGGCTGGATATCCTGCGTGAGGACCTAAAGGTCCTGGATTCGACGACCTCCGCAGCGGTCCCGAAATATGACCCGCTCTCGATACACGGCGGGGGACCGTCGGATAACGTCTCGGCCCGGCTGGAGCGCATCGAGAAGCTGGAGGAGGATATCAAGCGGCTGGATCGGCGCGTCAGCCCCATCCAGAGGCTCATCGATGACCTGGGGGCTCCCTACGTCCTGGACGATTCCCCGAAGGCCGAGATGTTCAAGATCTTGGAGCTATATTACTTCGGCAATAACGTCTGGACCACCGTAGCCAGGGAGCTCCACATGGCGAAGCGCACGTTCTTCCGGAAGCGCGAGGATCTGGTCCGGTTAGCCATCCGCTACATGGGGCTCTGATCCATGTGGCACTAATTTGGCACTGGCGTGGCACTGGCGTGGCACTGATATCCGTTTTCCTGTGGTATCATCATAGCGTCGAATAGCGCGAGAAAGACATCTCTCATGATCTCCTCGATGGGGGCGTCCTGTATACGGACGCCCTTTATCTTTATGCGCGGAAAGGGAAAGACATCATGCCGAACGACAATATCAGCATCGCAGGGACGGTCAAGGTCCTGCCCGTAAAGGACCTGAAGGGGTACGAGAAGAATCCCCGCAAGAACGATAACGCGGTGGAGGCCGTAGCGAACAGCATCAGGGAGTTCGGTTTCAAGGTCCCTGTCATCGTCGACAAGGACAACGTGATCGTCGCCGGACATACGCGCATAAAGGCCGCCAAGCAGCTTGGCCTGACGGAGGTCCCCGTCATCGTCGCCGATGACCTGACGCCGGAACAAGTCAAGGCCTTCCGCCTAGCCGATAACAAGGTCGCCGGGCTCGCGGGCTGGGATTGGGACATGCTCGCAGCCGAGATGGACGCTATCACCGATATCGACATGGGGCTCTTCTCGTTCGACGCCATCCCCACGAGCGAGGAGATCGAGTCCTTCTTCGAGCCTATCCCCTCCTCGCAGGACGGGGAAGGGACGCCTGCCCCCAACACAGCGCCAGGGGAGCCGGACGCTCCAAGGGGAGAGGCCCCGGCGCGTCAGGTCGAACGGGTCTCGTCCGTGGATAGCGGGGAAGCGTCGTATCTCAGGATCACTTGCCCGCACTGCGGGGAGACGATCGTGCTGAACGACGGCGCATGAAGATCTATCTCGTTGGCGGGCATGGCAACATCGAGCGTATCGAGCCCCCGGTCTCGCCACAGGACCTAAAACGCCTCAACTGCCTTGTGAGCATGATCGCCTTCAGGCGCTTCAGGTACGCCCCGCATGAGTTCAAGAGCTTCATGCTCGATAGCGGGGCTTTCTCGTTCCTGCGTGGCGCCTCGGATGCGCCGGACTGGGACAAGTACCTCGACCGATACATCGCCTGCATCAACGAGAACGCTATCGACCTGTTCTTCGAGCTGGATATCGACCCCCTCGTCGGGTACGAGAAAGTCAAGGAGTTTAGGGCACGCCTGGTGCGAGAGACGGGTAAATTTCCCATCCCCGTATGGCATAAGTCCAGGGGGAGGGACGAATGGCTCCGCATGTGCAGCGAGTATCCCTACGTCGCCATCGGGGGCTTCGCCATAAAGGTCTTCAAGCCGTCGGAATTCCGCTTCATCCCCTACCTCCTCGACGAGGCGCATAAGCGCGGGGCGAAGGTCCATGGGCTCGGGTTCACTTGGCTGCGGCTGCTCGACAAGTACCCCTTCGATAGCGTCGACTCCAACAGTTGGACGGCTGGGAGCATGTACGGGAATATCTACAAGTTCCACAACGGGCAGATGAAGCTCTTGGGGCGCTCTAATCGGGACGGCAGGGGCAGAGGTAAGGGGCACGAGCTGCACCGCAATAATTTCTACGAGTGGCTGAGATACGCCGAGTACATGGAGGCAAAATACAGCGATGAGAAAGATCGTCCACAGGGTCGAGGACGGTATGGACAGGCAGGATATCCTCTGCACGACGTACCAGATGCGCAATTTCTACACGCAGTTCCATGACGGCTTCTTCAGCAACCTCGACGTCATGAACTACATCCAGCACTACCGGGCGGCGCAGATGGCGAAGAAGGGCGATAACGTCGTGGACGTCTGCTGTGGGCGCTCGCTGATGCTCCCGCTCCTCCGCTACCACGCGAAGGACATCGCCAGCTATACGGGCGTCGATATCTCGAAGGCGAATATCGGCGAGGCGATGCGGGGCTGTGTCAAGAAGGACCTGAAGCCCCAGGACCTCGCATCCTACTACCCCTTCAAGGTCGCCTGGAAGCTAGGGAACGTTGCGGAGATGAGCAAGGTCATCCCTGAAGGGTCCGCCGACCTCGTGATCTATACATCGGCGATCGAGCATATGCACCCGGATGACGGGCGCAAGAGCCTGGAGGAATGCGCGAAGATCATGAAGCCTGGGGCGACGATGATCCTGTCCTGTCCCAATACCCCTGGCAATGGCTACGACGCGCAATATCGAGCCCACGTCTACGAGTGGGGATACGACGAGCTCAAGGTGGCGCTTGAGGAGATCGGGCTCAGGGTAGAGCAGGAGGTCGGCCTCGTGCTTGGAGCTAAGGAGATGGACGAGCTCTATGCCGCCCAGCCCGAGGACGTGAGGCAGTTCTACGCGAGGATGAAGGGATACCTGCCCATGCCCTGGCTGTCGGTAGTGATGGCGGTCCCATTCCCCAAAGCGTCCAAGGAGCTCTTATTCATCGTGAGGAGGTAACGCGCCCCTGGTGGGCAAAGGAAACATGAGCAAGACAGATAACAACTTAGCGATATTGACGGTCCTGTTCGTCGTGAGCCTCGTCATCTCGAACGTGGTCACGGCGAAGCTGTTTTATACCGGTGTCCCCCTGTGGGGGGAGGTGGTGGTCCTGCCAGGGGCCGTCGTCTGCTACGCGCTGACGTTCCTGTGCACTGATATCATTGGCGAGATCTGGGGCAAGGCAGCGGCGAGCCGTGCGGTAGTCTACGGCTTCATCGGCCAGGTAGCGGCGTCCCTGATGATCCTGTTCACCCAGATGCTCCCCACCGTCAGCCCAGAGCTCCAGGCGGCCTATGACACCCTCCTGGGGCAGAACCACATCTTCGTCTTCGGCTCGCTGGTCGCCTACTTCGCGTCGCAGCTCTGGGACGTGTATATCTTCCACGCCATACGCGAACGGTGGCTGTCGAGGCGTGGGACCACATCGGCGCGGTGGATCTGGAACAACGTAAGCACGATGACCAGCCAGCTCATCGACACGGTCCTCTTCGCGGGCATCTCGTTCGGCATCGGCTTCGGCTGGCTGTTCGATCCGCATATGCGAGGGGCGCTCCTCTCGATGATGGCCGGGCAGTACGTCTTTAAATTCCTGCTGGCGGCGCTGGATACGCCGTTCTTCATGTTCTTCACCAGGGGCACAGAGGCGCTATCGTAGCGTGCCCAGGGCAGTACTAGGGGGGCCGGTAGGTAGAGCTTGAGTGGGGAGCGAGGTGAGAGGATATGGCGAAGAGGGGACGGCCTAGGAAAGAGTTCGATCGAAAGCTATTCGAGTCGCTCTGTGGGCTCCAGTGTACGCTCGATGAAATAGCCTCGGTATTCAGTTGCGATAACAAGACTGTGGAACAATGGTGTAAACGTGAGTACGGCAAGAATTTCTCCGAGATTTTTAGGGAAAAGAGGAATATCGGCAAAATATCGCTCAGGCGGGCACAATGGAGATTGGCGGAGAAGTCCCCTGCTATGGCTATCTTCCTCGGCAAGAACTTCCTGGGGCAGACCGATAAGCAGGACGTAGAGGTCTCTGGCCCTAATAACGCCCCAGTCGTCATGAAGCACCAATACGACCTGAGCGGGCTCTCCATGGGCGAGATAATGACTCTGGAGGCGATCCTGTCTAAAGTAGAGAGCAATAAGGCGGGGGGCGTCAAGGATGGACCTACCCAGCCTGAGTGAGGTACGAGCCTGGAAGCGGGAGCTGGCCTGCAAAGATTATGGAGCTTACGTCGAGCTGGTCCATCGCGGGCGCTGGAGACGGGCAAGACATCTCGACCTGTTATGCAGCCTCCTTAGATCCGTCGAGGATGGGACAATTCCGCGACTTATGGTCTCGATGCCTCCGCGCCATGGCAAGTCTATGGCGGTGACAGAGACCTTCCCGAGCTGGTTCTTGGGGAAGCAGCCGGACCGTCGCGTCATCGAAGTTAGCTATGGCGATAAATTCGCTCAGAAATTCGGGCGCGCCAATCGCCGTAAGATCGACGAATTTGGGATGGAGCTCTTTGGCGTTTCCATATCCAGCGATAACGCCTCAGTGACGAACTGGGGGATCAAGGGGCGTGCTGGGGGTATGATATCAGCCGGGGTCGGTGGGGGCATCACCGGGGAGGGGGCGGACCTGCTTATCATCGACGACCCCATCAAGAACCGCAAGGAGGCGGAGTCCCTGACCTACCGCGAGACCTTATGGGCGGAATGGCAAGACACTTTGATGTCGCGCCTCCACCCAGGTGGGCGGGTCGTGATCATCATGACCCGTTGGCACGAGGACGACCTCGTGGGACGGCTCTTGGCACAGAACGCGACGCATGGGTGGCGAGTGGTCAACCTCCCCGCCCTGGCGGACGAGAGGGAGCCAGATATCCTGGGACGGAGGCCTGGCGAAGCGCTCTGGCCGGAGCATGGGTTCGATGAGACATGGGCCGAGGAGATGAAGGGAAGGGTCGGGACCCGTACTTGGGAGAGCCTTTACCAAGGCCATCCTACGCCACAGGATGGCGGGCTCTTCCGCACATCCACGTTCCGGCGCTTCCGTGCGGCGGGGACGTGCTACCGGCTTCTCACGCCCGAGGGCGAGAGGATCTACGACCATTCCCAGTGCCGCGTGTTCCAGACCTGCGATGTGGCGGGGAGCAGGAAGAGTAGTGCGGACTATTTCGTCCTTGGGACCTTTGCCCTGACGCCAGGCGGCGATATCCTCGTGCTAGAGATACTGCGGGAGCGGCTGGAGGGGCCGGACCAGCCCATCCTGATACGCCGCAAGTTCCAGGAGTGGAAGCCAGCCATGATCGGGATCGAATCGGCGAATATGGGACTGACGCTCTATCAGCAGGTCGTCCGCGATGGCCTGCCGGTGATCGGATTACGCCCAGATACGGACAAGTACACACGGGCTATCCCTGCTGCGGCGCGGTACGAGGCTGGGGCGATCTATCACAGGGAGAATGCCCCGTGGGCGAACGACCTGGAGGCGGAGCTCATCGCCTTCCCCAACGGGGCTCATGACGACCAGGTGGATGTCATCGCCTATGCCGCGTTCATCCAGGCCTGGGGATATCTCGACGCGATGGAGAAAAAGAGCGACCGCGCTTTTGTCTTAGGATAGGTCTGGATAGGAGAGATAAAGATGGGCGACGAGTTGAACTTCCCCGGCGGGCGGGCCTTCGTGGTGAAGGCGGGGGATGGCAAAGCCCCTGTCAGCATGAAGATGGAGCAGGACCCCTTTGCCGCATACTATGGCGATGGGATACTTGAGCCCCCCTACGATCTGGGCTATCTGGCGCGTCTGCCTGAATGCTCCAATATCCTCTCTCAGTGTGTCGAGGCGATGGAAGTGAATATCGACGGTTTTGGGTTCGGGCTGGATCCTATCGGCGGGGCTGATCCGGAAGGTGACGGAGTACCGATCGAAGCCGCCGAGGCAGAGCGCAAGGCCATCCTGCACTTCTTCGAGTTTTGTAATCCCGACATGCCCTACTCGCAGCTCCGCCGCAGGGTGAGGCGCGACCTAGAGACCTTGGGCAACGGCTATTGGGAGATCATACGGGACGGCAAGGGCGATATCGCCTGGATCGAACATATCGAAGGGCATACCATGCGCCTGACCCGCCTCGACGATGAGTATACGCCCGTCACCCTCCTCATTAGAGACGACGAGAGCAATGAGCTGCGTCCTTATGAACACCGCAAGCGCTTCCGGCGCTTCGTCCAGATACGGGATGGGCTGAAGGTCTATTTCAAGGAGTTCGGAGACCCGCGTCTCATCGACGCGCGGACGGGGCGCTTACGCGGCGAGGAGGAAGTGGGGGAGTTCACGCCCGCAACGGAGGTCATCCACTTCCGGTTCTACTCGCCCAGTTCCCCTTATGGCGTCCCCCGATGGATCGGGAACCTTCTGGCGGTCCTGGGCTCGCGTCAAGCCGAAGAGGTCAATTATGAGTACTTCGAGAACAACACCATCCCCCCCCTGGCGCTGCTCGTTGCCGGGACGCTTGGGGAGAAAACGGTCGAGAGGATAGAGGATTTCATACATGACCACATGCGGGGGCGTCAGAGCTTCAACAAGATGCTGGTCATCGAGGCTTCCCCCGCTGGGACCATCGTGCCCGGAATGACGGCTGCACCCAAGACGTCGATCCAGTTCCAGCACCTCAGTGACGCGCAGCAGAAGGACAGCCTCTTTGACAATTACGACCGGACGAACAGGGAGAAGATACGCTCCTCCTTCCGGCTCCCGCCGATCTTCGTCGGCTTGACCAGCGACTACACGCGGGCGACGGCGCGGGAATCCCGCGAGGTAGCAGAGGAGCAGGTCTTCGCCCCAGAACGCGGAGACCACGATTTTATCATCAACCGTGTGCTATTCCCGGCGATGGGGGTGCGGTACTGGAAGTATCGCAGCCTTGCCCCTACGTCGAACGACTCGGAGATCATGGCGGGCGTACTGGACTCCTTCTGCCGCTGTGGGATGACGGTCCGCGAGGCACGGGACGAGATATCCCGTCTGCTCAACAGGCCATTAACGACGCCCGAGGGGGAGGAGCCGGAATGGCTGGACCTGCCCATGTCCATCTACCTCGCTCAGCTCCAGCACGGAGGGGGAGAGGGCGAGCCGGGGCCGCAGGGCGAGCTGATCCAGAAGGGGGCTCCCGACAGGGAAGCGCTTTTTTTGCGGGCTTTGACCGGGATCGAGAAGGCATTGGAGGAGGAGCACGAGCATGGCGACGATACTGACGAGCCTGACCCCAGCGGCACGGCGAGAGGCCTGGCTGAGGCTCGACCATATCCTCCACATGCTGCCCATAGCGAAGGCTAAGGGTAAGACGCGGGAAAAGTTTCTCGGGATGGAGCGTGACCTTGCCCGAGATCTGCTCAGGCTATGGCTCGATACCTGCGCCAAGGCGCTGAAGGGGATATTCCAGGACATCCCCGACTTCACCTCCAAGGAGGCGATGGAGCTCCTTCAGCAGTCCCTTGCGGACCTCCTCGGCCCGGCCTTCGGCAGCTCGCCGGAGGCGCAGGGAGTCATGAAATGGGGCGTCCAACGCGCCTACCGCGCTGCAAAGTCTCAGTTCATCATGCCGGTCCCAGAGAAGGGGAAAGCGTCGCCCCCCCTCTCCCTGCCCGACCATCGGGCCATCAGTGTACTGACGCGGCATAACTGCTTCTGGCTGGGGGAGCGGTACGGCAAGGCCATCCGGCCAAAGATCGCCAAGCTCGCTCAGGAGGCCCTGGATGAAGGCCTGGGGCGGGATCAACTGGCCGAATTATTAAGAAGGGGGCTAGGCGAAGCTGCGCCAGGAGGGTATACTTATTGGGATGTCGTAGCTTCGTCGGCTATCGTCCGTGCCCGCTCCTTCGGGACGGTCTCCGGCATGGAGGAGGCCGGGATCACGGAGTACGAGATCCTGGCCATGGGCGATGAGCGCATGTGCCCGATTTGCGGGGCTTTGAATGGCACAGTATTCAGCGTGGCAGAGACCCGAAAAGTGGTTAATAAGGCGCTAGATATTACCGACCCCAAGAAGTTTAAGGAGACTATGCCGTGGCATAAGGGCTCGCCTCTTGGGCAGTCCATATCCAGACTTACGGCAAATGGGCAGAGCCTTCCGCCTTTTCACGGACGCTGCCGCTGTACGATGGTCGTGGCAAGCGAGAGCTCGATCGAGCAATACGGCAACACGATTGAAGAAAGAGCCCTGCATATCAACGAGTTCAATAAGGCGCAGAAAATACAGTTGTTATCTGAGCTTGCCGATATCAGGGGAGTAAGCTATACTAAAGATAAGCTGAGGTCTGGGGAGGATATCTATAAGGATGATGGTGGATATTTCATCTATCCTCTCAATAATGGCTTTGCTGGGGAGATAAGAGAGACTGTCCTCCGTCCACGCCATAACGGAGAAGCGGTACTAATTGACCTGATTGACAGGTATGGAGATATAGGCGGGCGCTATTTTTCCCCCGCCGGTACACCAATTGAGAAAAGGGCTTTACCTAGTATATCGCGAAAGGAATCTTTGTATCACAAGTATAGGGTTTTGGCCCCATTGCGGGTCAAAATGGGGATCGTCGCCGGATGGTTTGAACAACCTGGGGGTGGCATCCAGTACATGACAGAAAAGATCGTAAGGGAATTATTGGCTGATGGGGATTTAGAGGAGGTATCCGAGTAATGGGGTATGTCCAGAGGCTTGCGGAAATAGCAGTGAAAGAACTTGGGGATAGGCATCTTTACTGCATCAGCGATGAAAATGATAATATTATCGCCGGGAATGGGGCTTGTGAGTGCTATTTACGACCGGCAAGAACTGGTGGTTGGCACGCTGTCATTCAAGAGTTCGGGCGCGGTACTATCTATGAGGATCACCAACTTAACACCGAGCGCGAGGCCTGCGTCAAGTTCATCGAGATGACCGAGGAATATTATCACCTGAGCAACTATCTCAGCGAGTTTGAGGAGCCGAGGAAGACGGCATAACAGTAATCCCCACGCGGTGGCTACTATAGGCTCTAAGCATTGAGTATCTACCTTGTACTATAATCTACTGGCGATGGGGGGGGAGAGAGTATGCCAAACTGTTTGCAAAAGTTTATTTACAACGCTTCTTTAGCATCTCCTTTATTGCTTAGTATCGCGCTTGTTTGGTGCTTTCACGAGAAAACTTATTTTGTTCCGATATTATGTGGTGGTATAGCTGCTCTCCTCGTGGGGACCATGTTAGTGTCATTTTTATATGCGAAGAAACATTTGGCGCCGATAAAAATACAAGTGGCGAATATTTCTCCCTATGACGGTTGGATTCCAATGTGTACTATTTGCTACATACTTCCATTTTTCGCTATAATGAAGGAGAATGGTATAGTAGGCCCCCTGATTTTGGGAGTTATATTCGTGTTTATGGCACTTTACGTTAATACCCCTGCCCCAAATATAATTTTGGCTTGTATGAAGTATCATTTTTACTCAGCGAATACGGAAAATGGGATTACGGGGTATCTCGTCATCAGTAAACGCAAATTAAGAAAAAAACAAGATTTAGCTTTGGTGAAGCGGATTTTTGAATTTCTATTATTGGACATAGAGGAGAAAAGCAATGTTTGAAAATACTTCTGTTCTAATTATGACAGAATCAGGGAGTATTTCACGCCTTGAGATTGACGCAGCTACGCAAGTAGAGATATGCAATAGCTTTTCTGAAGCGAGAGATCGCCTTATTGCTGATAAAACAGAATAAGTATTATCATCTGGGGAAGTATCTTGATGAGTTTCGAGAGGGATAAGGTGGAATAGATGGAGAGCCCCCTGGTGGGGGCTCTTTTGATAGCTTGGAGGTGCGTCCTATGACGATTCTAGAGTTTATATGCCTGATCGTCATCCACGACCTTATCATCCTGTATGGTCTCATGCGTCACGATCAGGATGAGGACCGTTGTCGATAGACGTCAGTATCTACACAAGTGATGAGGTGGAGAAGATGATAGCCTTGATATGTTCAGCGATCAGCGTAGCGGTGTCGCTCCTCTCTTTAGTGCTGGTATTCGTCGCCGTTGCGCCTCAGTCGCCGATGATCGCCGCCGCCGGTATCATAGCGCTCGCGAACCTGGTGGTCCTATCCGCAGTGCCTACTTACGTCGTTTGGCGAGAAGTGTCTAAAGGGCTAAGGGAGGAAGAGCGTTGACCGGGCATCCCCCTTTGCCTGTTCGATTTTTTGGTGGGAAGGGATGGCAATGAAAGTATTATTTATAACGTCGGCGGTATTATTGTTAAGCTGCATTCAGCCAGCGATGGTATTCCATTTGGCTTATACATGGTTCGAGCCGCATGATTTTCGCTGGTGGTTCATGGTGGTCCCGGCGGTCCAGCTCTTTCTTCTGGGGCCGATCATCAGCCTTGTCGTCTGTTATTCATTTTTCTTGACGTGGATCAGAGAGATATCATGACTGTGACTGACGAGATGCAGGAAGAACGTCTGCTGAAACGCAATGGAGAGGGGTATAGCCTCACAGAGCAGGGCGTTGAAAAACTGTCCGAGGGAGTATCTGGATGACTTTGAGGAGAAATAGATAGCGTAAATGAGAGATGGGGGGGGGTGAAGGGATGTTTGCCGACGCATTTGATATCTATATGAGTCCTGGGGAGTTGAGAAAGATGGCGGGGCAAACGGTCCCCCCATTCGATTCCTTGAAGATCGCAAATATGATGGATATCGAAGTCTTTACCACGAACTTTGGGGCAGAAGATGGTGAGGATGTATCAGGCAGTGTCATTATCGAGGATGAAAGGCCTGTCATCTATGTGGCAAAGAGGCATCCAAGGGTGCGTCAGAGGTTCACGATCGCCCATGAGCTAGGGCACGTAGCGTTGGGGCATCTCGATGGCCGTGATGGAGAGCTTATCGACGACGCAAAGCGGATACGTTCGGTAATGTGGAACAAGGAGGAGCGCGAGGCTAATGCCTTTGCGATGGAGCTCCTTATGCCCATTTGGGGGGTCAGGGAAGCAATAGCTGCTGGTATCAGAACGATCGATGAGTTGTCTATACTGTTCGATGTATCCCAGCAGGCCATGTCTATCAGGATCGAGCGCTTGAGGAGCAGATATTGATCATGGATGGGAGACCCCGAAAGGGGACGCCGACCGATCTAGAGCCTTGATAGACGGATCTTGCAAGCCGTTGAGAAACTGTCTGAAAGCGAAAGGATGCCTGAGAGGGCGTCCTTTTTTTATGATGAGAAGGAGAAGTGACATGCCGGGTATCATAAAGCTGATGTGCGAGGCATATCAGAGGGTATTCCCGAATAATGCCATGGAGCCCAGCGGCGGCGATCACACCAGGGGGCATACATGGAGCTGACCTTGGAGCAGTTGCAGGGGCTCTGCCGGGAATGGCAGGAGCGGCTTGGGCTGGGGCACTGGGAAATTGGGCTGTCGATCACAAGGGCTCAGAGTATGCCGAAAAAGGATGTCACGGCGGCGATCAACTTTGATATCACAAATGAGTATGCGCTCATCGATATCCTTGACCCAATAGATCAGCCTAAGGGGCCATTCGAGCAGGATATGGAGGTAAGCCTCGTCCATGAGCTCCTACATATCCCGATGCGTTATATCGTGGATCCCGTTGACGACACATTAGAGGACATACTCATGGAGGCGTTCATCAACCGGCTGGCCCGCGTCCTGGTAAGGCTGAAGCGGGAAGGGGCGAAGGATGAGCGGGCTTAGACGAAAGGAGAGATACATATGATCGTGCGAGCGGATGGCAGAGAGACGGTATCCGAGCGGATGATGAAGTTGAGCGGGAAAGCGCGGCTGTTGGCCTGCGAGGTGGTCGTGGACATCCTCAAACGTGTCAGGGGCGGGGCCGCTACCGAGGGCGATAGGGAGGTCCTGGCTATCCTGTGGGATGGCGTCAGGCGGGAGACATACGACATGGGGGACGCGGCGGAAGATCTCGATGAGACCTACGAGCCCGACGCCCCCGACGAGGCGGAGCTCAGGGAGGCCGTCGAGCGCCTGGGGGACGCGCTGGGGAAGGTATTGAGCGATGGATAGCGATGTCCAGGAGAAGGCGGAGGCGCTGAAGCGGGCGTTAGGCGATCCGCCGTGGCTCCAGAGCATCGGCGTCGGGGAGCTCGGGGGGGACCCCGCGATCTTCGTGTACGTCAGCGGACGGATGCCGAAAGGGGCTATCCCGGAGTTCTGGCGCGGCGTGAGCGTTTGGCCGAGGCGGATCGGGAATACCCGGCCTGCTGGGGAGGAGGCATAGCTATGTCTAGAAAGAGCGGGAGGAGATGATCATATTTGGTGAAGGTGACGACGGAACACATCGTTGAGTTCAAGAAGTCCGACGACGTGAAGCAGATCGTCTACGGCGAGGTCTACAAGCCCGACTGCCGCGATAGCGACGGCAACTGGATGAGCCGCGAGACCATCGAGAAGATGGCCCACGAGTTTATGGAGGGGCTGCGCAATACGCGGATTAACAAGGGGCACGCAGGGCCGAAGGACAAAGGGGCGGTGGTGGAATCCTTCATCGCCAGGGATAGCGACCCGGACTATGCGCCGGGCTCCTGGGTGGTGGGCGTCCACGTGCCGGATAAGGAGGTCTGGAAGCAGGTGACCGACGGTATCTTGACCGGGTTCTCCATCGAGGGCACGGCGACTTTGATCGAGGAGGGGAGCGCATGAGCAGACCGGAAAGGCCCGGGGAGCTCCAGGATGTCACGGTGGATGCTATCAGCCTCGTGACGAAGGCAGCCAACGGGGAGCGTTTCAAGGTCTTCAAATCGGACAAGGGGGCAGAGCCCGAGCCCTCGACGAAGGCCGATGAGAGGACGATGACGGATGAGCACAGCAGCACGGTCCCCGAGGACGTCCAGAAGAACGAGCGGGGGCTTTTAGATTCTATGCGGGCGGTCTTCAAGGCGCTCGTAGGGATCGACGGCGCTGACGTCCGGAAGGGCGACGTGGCGGACATCTACGCGGCGCAGGAGAAGGGGCGGAAGCTGAACGACGCCATCGAGGCCCTGTACAAGGGGCTTGGGCGCAGCCGATGGGGCGACGGTGACGATGGAGCGGAAACGAGCCTGGCGGCGATCAGGAAGGCTTTGTCGGACTTTCAGAAGATAGCGGAGGATATCCTGCTCGGCACTGATGAAGACGTGAAGAAGGCCGTCGCTGAGGTCGGTGTCGAGAAGTCTGGGCGCAAGATATCGGGGCCGAGGTTGGCGAGGCTCAAGGAGATGTACGCGATATTAGGTCACCTCATCGAGGAGACCGATCAGGAAGGAGATGTAGAGGAAGTGAACAAAGAGGACATCACGAAGGTCGTCAAGGAGAGCCTTGATGAGGCACTGAAGCCGATCTCCGAGCGGCTGGATAAGCTGGAGAAGGCGGAGGAGGAGGCCGCACCTGCGGCAGAGCCCCAGGACGGGGCGAAGGATACGGGGACGGATGCTGGGACGCCGGACGTCGGTGAGGTCGTGAAGGCCGCGTTAGAGGAGGCATTGGCCCCCTTTACCGCGCGTCTTGAGAAGGTGGAGAAGGCGCGGGGCTTTTCCAACAGGGTCCCCGAGGAAGCCGTCCAGAAGGACGACGACGGGTTCTGGGACGGGTTGTTCTAGCTCTGACAGATGAGATAGGAGGGCGATAGAGATGAGGAGCAACAGGCAGATGATGAAGGATGCCGTCACCACCGACGCGATCACGGGGACGGGGAAGGGGGGCCTCCTCAACCCGGAGCAGGCGAGGAAGTTCATCAGCTACATGACCGACGATACGGCGTTTCTGAAGGACACGCGGCTGGAGCGGATGGACACGTATGAGAAGCAGCTCGATTTCCTGCTGATCGGTAGCCGCCTTATCAGGAAGGCCACCGAGGGGCAGGCCCCCAGCGAGCTGGCCGGGGCCGAATTTCGGCGCAAAGAGCTTCGGTCCGTGAAGGTGCGCCTCGCCGCCGATATCACCACCGAGTTCGCCGAGGATAATATCGAGCGAAAAGAGGGGCAGGACCGGATCGCCCGGGAGCTGGCCCAGCAGTTTGGCAACGATCTCGCCGACCTGATGCTGAACGGGGATACTGCGGCTTCGGGGTCGGATGCCTCCTTCCTCACCATCGGCGATGGGATCATCAAGCAGGCGAAGAGCAGCACGGAGACCCATAAGGTGAACACCACCGGGAAGACGGACTACAAGGGCGACATCTTCCCCGCGATGCTCTCCGCTATGCCCAACAAGTTCAAGCGCGATAGGGCGAACATGCGTTTCTACTGTTCCAGCACCGTCGCGGACGCCTACATCATGAGCCTCACCAGCCGCCTCACGGAGATGGGTGATAACATCCTCGTCAACGGCAATCTGGTAAAGTTCCTGGGGATCCAGCTCTTCCCGGTGGAGTACATGCCGGATGACGTGATCATCCTGACGAACCGGCTCAACCTCGTCAGCGGCGTCCAGCGCGACATGAAGGTCTACAGCCAGTTCAACCAGCGCAAGGACCTGACGGAGTACACCATGTACATGCGCCTGGACCCCGGCAAGATCGTCTGGGATGACGCGCTCGTCATCGCCTATCCGGTCACGGCGGCGTCTGGGGGCGGCGGTGACTAGTCATGGCACAGCCGGGACGCAGGAGGCGCGAGGAGGAGCCGCACCCCATACCTAACGAGGAGCTTACGGCAACCGATGAGGGCGCGGCGAAGGAGCCTGAGCCCATGACGGCCCCCACGAGGAAGAGCGTAACGCTCGTCCTCACGGGGGCCGGTTCATATACCGTCCCAGGCAGCCCCCTCGGGACGGTCCGCAAGGGGCAGCCCTTCGACGTGGACGAGGGGACGGCAAAGGAGCTCCTGGGGACGGGATTTTTCAAGGAGGCGTGAGCTATGTACTGCTCCATCGAGGATATCCGGGCCGAGGGCGTGACGGAGGAGCAGGCGAACGACGCACGGCTCTCAGAGCTCATCGCGCTGGCCTGCGGGTATATCGACCGGATGACGGGGCAGTGGTTCGAGCCGAGGGAAAAGACGTTGCGGCTGGATGGGACGGGGGGGGAGACACTACCCCTCCCGCTCTTCTTGATCCGCGCCAGCTCCGTGAAGGCCGATGGGACGGAGATATCGGACTACGTGCTCTACGACCGTATCGGGGCGGAGGATGACAGAAGCTACCCCAGGATGAAGCGCAAGGTCCGCTGGCCCAAGGGGGACCTCAACATCGAGATAGCGGGGCTATGGGGCTACGTGGATGAGGACGGGGAGGGCGGATACGTCACACCGCCCCTCATCCGGCGGGCCGCGATGAAGCTGGCGCTCTATAGCTTTCCCAGCCTGGGCGACGCCGAGGCGCAGGAGGAGAGGAATATGCGTTGGGCGATGCTCAAGGAGACGACGGACGGGCATAGCTACGAGCTATCCGCCGACGTGCTCGCGGCGATGGCGGAAGGGGCCGTGACCGGGGACGTGGAGATCGACCAGATCCTCAGGCAGTACGCGGCCTCGCGGGTCAGGATGGGCGTCGCATGAGGCCCCGCCTGATACATCCCCGCCGCGTCCTGCTCTACCGCCGCAGGGCGACGGAGATCGATCCTGAGTTCGGCCCTACGGGGGAGATCGAGTGGGAGGATCCTATCGCCCTCCAAGGGCAGGTGAAGTACAACAGATACCAACAGGTCGTCCCTGTCGGGAGCGGGAACGATCCTGCCAGTGATGGGCATGTCGTATTCCACTCCGAGGACTGGGTATCTTCCGGTGGGAAGGTCGGCGACGAGATGGAGCTTGTTGTCGACTTCGTAGGGCCGTCTCGGCTGGTCGTGATCGAGGTGCGCCCCGCCGCGCACTACCGGGGGATCCATTGGCACGTCCATGTCCATTTCACGAGGAAGAGGGCTGGATAGATATGAGCAGCGGGCTTGAGGGAGATTGGGACAAGCTGAACGGCCTCTTAGATCCCGCGAGGATGAAGGCGAAGCTGGATGTAGCCGCAAAGAAGGTCGGTGTCCACGGGGCCTCTGCGGTCAAGCGAGGCATCGTCAGCGGGGCCCCCGGCGGGGAGAAGTTCGCCCCATTGAGCCCCGTGACGATAGCCCATAAGGGATCCAGCAAGCCCCTCATCGATAAGGGAGACCTAGTGGGGAGCGTTACCTACGCCACGCCGGACACGAACACGGTCTTCATCGGCGTCCGAAAGAGCGCGAAGGGCAAGGATGGCGTAGGTTTGGCGAACGTCGCGGCGGTCCATGAGTTTGGCTGTACGGTCCCCGTCACGCCTAAGATGCGGGCGTACCTGCACCACGAGGGGATACACCTCAAGGCCTCGACGCAGTACATCAACATCCCCCCGCGCCCCTTCCTGCGTCCGACGCTGAAGGATCCGAAATTCCGTGAGAAGGTGGCGGAGATCTATAAGGCCGCTATAAAGGAGGCGTTCGCGCCATGATGCTGAGATGATCGTGGAGACGACGCGGGCGCTGGTCCGGCTGTTTAAGAGCATCGAGCCCAATACGCACTTGAGCGCGGGCAGCATCGTTGAGCTGGCGAGGCTCCCCGCCGTCGTCCTGAGCGGGCCTGTAGCCGTTGAGAAGAAGCGCCTGGCGCGGGACGCGGAACGGCTGACAGCGATAGACATGGAGGAGATGGAGGCGGCCCGCGAGGTCCCCCCGCGCTGGTACGACCTCCAGTTCGACGTAGCCCTCTCGTGCAGGTCGACGCTGGAACTCGTGGAGATGATGGAAAGGTGCAGCCGTCTCGTCCAGGCGTCCCCCCTCCTGACCGCCGAAGGCGGGGGGCGGGTCCGGCGGTATGTCTGGGCCTGGAGGACGCCGCCTGGCGTCCGTGACGCCCCGGACATCTCACAGGTGGCCGAAGGGCGTGGGGAACTGGCCGTATTCGACGTGGAAGCCTATAGCGGGCTTCGGGAGATATCCCCGTTGATCCGCGTGGTAGATATTGGTATCGAGTCCCCTGACGGGACGGACGAAGTGAAGATCGGAGAGTGAGGAGATGGCGAAGAAGAACACAGCCCCTGTCCTGCTGATACGCAACCTGGCGGACGGGCCTAGGGACTACCCATTGAAGGATGGGAGCAGCGTCTACCTGCCCCCGCGCGGGAAACCCGTCCATTGGGCAGAGGTGCAAGAGGATGTGCTCAGTGACGCCCTGGCCCGCGCCGAGCGGAAGGGGCTCATCGAGGTGAAGAGGGGCGCGGTCGAGGCCGAGCCTGACGGGGCGAAGGAGGCGAACGGGTAATGGGCTTTGGACTGCCAAGGGTCATCGTGAGCGAGAAGGACGCGAGCTACTACGTCGACACGCTCATCAAAGGTATATCCTGCGTGTCCGGCATCACGGAGAAGGGACCGGTCGGGACGCCGCAGCTCATCAGCTCCGCGATGCAGTTTGAGCGCGTCTTCGGTCACGACCTGAAGACGTCCGACTTCCCGCTCCTTGCCAAGCGTGCGCTCGCCTACGGCGCGGTGCTCTGGGTATCGCGCGTGGCCCACTATAGCGACATAACGGACGTGGCGACGTTGACGGCGCGCGGGGCGTCCGTAGAGCTGAAGGACCGCGCCGAGACGCCCGTAGCGACTCTGAAGGTCACGGCGAGCTCGCCGGGGACCTGGGGCAATGGTCTGAAGGTGAGGATATCAGATAGCTCCATGGACTCTGGGGCACTCTTCACCGTTGAGATTGTCGAGGGGGACGATGTGGTGGAGACGTTGCCTGACCTATCGATGGACGACGACAGCGATAGTTACGTCGAGAAGCAGAAGAGCGCCTACATCGTACTCACGGACCTGGCGAGCACGTCCGGGGCGAAGATAGACCGCCCCGCGCTGGGGACGTTCCCCCTGACCGGGGGGAACGACGGGCTGACTGGGATCTGCGACGCGGACTACATCGGGAGCGCAACGAACGGGACCGGCCTCCATGCCTTCGACGACATCACTGATGCGGTGCAGCTCGCCGTCCCCGGCGTATCCTCCCCGGCGGTCATCTCCGCTGGCCTGGGGTACTGCGAGAACAGGGGGGACCTGCTCTTCGTGACGGAAACGCCCTTCGACCTCGCGGCCCAGGAGGCGGTGGATTTTCGGCTGGGGAAGGGGACCTATAGCCATGCGCCTTTCGTATCGAATTACGGGGCGATGTACTGGCCCAAGCTGAAGATCTATGACGTGGCGCAGCAGAAGGAGCGCCTGGTCTCCCCCGTCGGGGACGTGCTGGGCGTCATGTCGGTGAATGACTGGACGGAGAATGAGTCCTACGTTCCGGCGGGCATGAGGCGGGGGCGCATCCTGAACGCCCTTGGGGTGGATGTCAACGTTGGGGGGCGGGGACGTCTCGGGGAGGGCAACTACCTCTGCGAGAATCAGGTCGACCCCATCTGTGTGTTCGATGATACGGGCCCCGTCGTCTGGGGTGCGCAGACGCTCCAGCGGCAGGCGTCGCTCCTGCGGGAGGTCAACGTCCGCAGGATGTTGATCGTCGTGAAGAAGACGCTTGCCGCTTACGCGCGGGCCTTCATCCACCAGCCCAACGATCCGCGCACCTGGCGGGAGTTCTACCGTGGGCTGGAGCCGAAGTTCCGCGAGTGGAAGGCAGAGCGTTGGTTCTACGACTATCGCATCTTCTGCGACCAGGACGCCAATAGCCTTGAGGAGGCCAAGCTGAACATCCCCGAGAGCGTGCAGCGCGGGGAGTTCAAGTGTTTGACGTTCATCAAGCCGGTCGTCGGGATCAAGTGGGTGTTGCTCGACGCGGTGATCACGCGCCTGGACGCCAACTTCAGCGAATCCCTGACCGACGTCCTTGGCATCACGGCATAAGGAGGGGGAGAGGTATGGGACTTGTGGCGACTTTCCCTGGCAACCCTCGCCAGAAGCATCAGTTCCTAGTGAGGGTGGACGGGATAGAGAGCGCGTGGTTCGAGAAGGCGACCTTGCCAGAGAAAGAGGTCGAGGTCGACGAGTTCAACCCTGCCGGAAGCGTCCGTCCGACAAAATTTGCGGGGCGGGCGAAGTTTAGTGATTGCACGTTGGAGAAGGGGATGATGGCCGACGGGGCCGATCTGACCGCGTGGAACTGGCTGACTTCGGCCAACGATACGCAAGCGGGAGAGCTGGGCGATCCCTCGACCTATCGGAAGGACATCGAGGTGTGCCACGTTGACCGCGTGGGCAACGTGATCCAGACCTGGAAGATGAAGGAGACCTTCTGCTCCAAGATATCTTGGGGCGATAACGAGGGCGGGAGTAGCGATCACGTCATCGAGACACTGACGCTGACCGTCGGGGACCTTGAGGTGCTGTAGAGGGTAGTAGCGCCGCCGTCAGGCGACGGCGGCGCGCCCAGCTTTGGCGATAGGAGGATAGGATATGGCAAAGCGTGAGACCGTTGGGGACGTGATAGGCTTCGAGCTGCCATCCGGCGTTCCCGTTGAGATACAGGAGATCACGGCGGAGGCGGAGCGCTGGCTCACCGACAAGCAGGCGATGAAGTCCGGGAAAGGGCTGAACAAGTTTATCCTTAAGGCGCTCGTCTCTTATGACGGCAAGCCCCTCCCCGAGAACGAGGGGGAGGCCATGGCCTTCTTGTCGGACATGCGCACCGGCGACCGGAACTACCTTATCTTGCGCATCCGTATGCAGAGCTACGGCGATGAGATGGTCTTTAACCATAAGTGCCCAAAGTGTGGTAAGACCTCGGGGTATCAGGTCAACTTCCAGCAGTTGCTCGACGACGGGACCTTGAAGGTCTATCCCTACCGTGAGGACGTCCCCGTCACGGTGGAGACGCGGGGCGGAACGGCTGAAGTCGATTACATGACTGGGCGGACGGAGCAGTGGTTGGCGCAGCAGAAGGAGCTCGATACGATCCATTTCGCCATGGCGGCCTGTAAGTCCTTCAACGGCCATGCCCCGACCTACAAGGAGTTCGAGGGGCTCTTCGCGAAGGATATCAGCAAGATCAGGTTGGCCTTCATGGATCTAAAGGGCGGGCTGGACGCGCGTATCGAGCTGGATTGTCCTAAATGCGATAGCAGCTACGATGTGCTGCTCTATAGCATCGACGATTTTTTTACCCCGTTGACTACCTCGGCGACTATTGGCCTGTAGATGAGGCCGTATTCTTCCTCGCCAAGGGCCTGGGCTGGGGATACCGCGAGATCATGGGCATGTCCAGCGGTGAGCGCCTTTGGTACGTCGATCGCCTAAGGCGTCAGATCGAGTATGAGAACAGTGAGATAGAGAAGGCGCGGAGGAGGTGAGGGCATGGATATGGCGATGGGAGCCATGGGGCTGGGCATCATCCTGACACTCAGGGACCAGGCGTCTAACGGCATCGATAAGATACGCGAAAAGATGACGGGGCTCCAGGGTGTCTCCGAACAGATGACGAAGCGCTTCGACGCCGGGGTGAAACAGATGATGGGCGGCCTCGGTGCGATGATGATGGGCGGCAAGATGTTGAGCGCCGTGAATAACACCGTCGGGGTATCCGTGACCGTGGCGGCGAGCTTCGAGCAGGCGATGGCCCGCGTCCAGGCCGTATCCGGGGCGACGAGGGCAGAGTTTGAGAAGCTCCAGGCCCAGGCCAAGCAGCTTGGGCGCGACACCCAATTTTCGGCCTCGCAGGTCGCAAGCGCTCAAGAGCTTCTGGCCCGCGCGGGATTTAAGGTGGAAGAGGGGAATAACCAGATCATCGCGGCCATGCCTGGGTTGTTGAATATGGCCGCTGCGGAGGGGATGGGGCTGGCCGAGGCTGCGGACATCGCCGCCGGAACGCTGCGGGGCTTTGGGATGGAGGCGAACGAGATGGATCGCGTCGCCAATGCCTTAGCTAAGGGCTCTGCTTCCGCGAATGTCTCCATCGCGACCATCGGAGAAGCGCTTAGGAACGTAGCGCCTGACGCTAATGCTCTTGGGCTTAGCCTGGAGGAGACGATCGCCATCATCGGCAAGATGGGCGACTCCGCGATAAAAGGCGGACGGGCAGGCACGGCGCTTTCCTCGATCATGAGCAAGATATCTGCCCCAACGTCGAAGGCCCAGAAGGCCTTAGCCAGCCTCGGCGTCACGACGACGACTTCATCAGGGGACCTTCTAGAAGTCCCGGAGATATTGGACAATATTTCAAAAGCCATGAAGGAAAAGGGGCTTGGCACGGCGCAAAAACAGGAGATCCTTAAAGATCTGTTCGGGCTGACATCAAAGACCGAGGCGCAGGTCATATTGAACGCTATCGATGATGGGGGCCTGAAGGAACTGACAGAAAAAATCAGGAATGCAGGCGACGCCGCCGGGGATATGTCAAAGGTAATGAACGATACGCTCCAGGGCTCCATACTGAGGCTGGAGTCCGCGTCCGAGGGGCTACGTATCGCCATCGGCGATATTTTTAAAGATGCTTATCGATGGGCCATCGACAAGCTGGCGGATCTCAAGGGCTGGCTAACGGGGCTGATCGAGTCCTTCCCCCTTCTATCGAAGCTGATCATCGGCGGGGTCGGCGCGTTGGTCACCTTCGCTGGAGTGGTACTTATCCTCAGCGGCGCGGTCATGGCGGTATATGGCGGGTTCAAGATGTGGGTATTCGCGAAGCCGCTGATCATGGCAGCCCTCACTGCTATAAAGACACAGGCCGTGGCGGCAATAGCGGCGCTCAAGGCCGCATCTGCCCCCCTCCTCCTGCTCATCGGTCTTGGAGCGGCGCTCTACGCGGCCTGGAAGTCAAATTTCGGCGGGATCCGCGATATGCTCACGGCTATCACGGAGGGGTTCAGCATGGCCGTATCCGCTGATGAGAAGGGGGTTACCCGCGTCAGCAGGGAGACGGCGGACCGCCTCAAGAAGGCCGGTATCTGGGACTTCGCCGTGACGATGGGGAAAGTGTTCTATCGCCTTCGGGAGATGTGGGCGGGCTTTAAAGAGGGGTTCATGGAGACCGTCGAAAAGATACGAGAGGGGCTTAGGATCATGTCCGATAAGTTGTCAGAGTTCCTGAGACCTGGGCGCAAGTTCCTAGAATGGCTAGGGATCCTGGACCCGCTCTCGAAGTCGTCATCCGATACGTGGCGCGAGTGGGGGAATACCTTAGGGAAATGGGTCCCCCTGATCATTGCCGCTATTGCGGCCCTGAAGGGGGCGAGCGTCGTGGCCGGTATCCTTCAGGGGATCGCTGGGGCTATCGGGTTGGTGAACGCCGCGATAGCCGCCAATCCGATAGGCATGATCTTCCTTCTCACCGTTGGGGCGATAACGCTGATGTCGATGTACTGGGACGACTTTGGAAAAGTCGTCAAGAACGTGCTCATCAGTATAGGAGATATCGTCTGGGGCGTGATCGATACCATCGTCGGGTTCTTCAAGTTTGGGATCGCCCTTATCACGGGCGATTGGAAGGGGCTTGCGGATGCTATCGAGCATATATTCAAAGGGCTCGTCGGAGTCGTGAAGGGTATCCTAGACACGATATGGGGCCTTATAAGCCCGATCATCGATGGGGTGAGCTGGGTATTGGAGGCTCTTGGGTTCATCTCACCAGAGACGCACGAGGTGATCAAGAACGCTCTCAGCAACGAGCCAAGCGCGGATATCACGGAGTATGAGCATCTGAAGAAAGCCTACGAAGCCAAGGGATTCGTCTTCGACGATAAGGGCAATGTAAAAAAACTGCCAGCCGACATGTATATGCTGGATATTATGCAGCAGGAGGGCGCGAAAGAGGAGGCGGCCCGCCGCCTTAAAGAGGCGAAGGCCGCTATGCCTGCCATGCCCGTCCTCGCGCAGCAGTCCCAGACACAAGCCGTAGCCGCAGGACAGGCGACGGCCCAGGCCGTGGCTGGCGCTCCTGGGAAGCCGCTCCAGGTGAAGAACAACGTAAATATGGTCGTACAGCCCACGACTACGGATGTCGTCCTGGATAGCGAGAAGCTAGGCGAGATAATGACGCGATATGAGGCCCATCAGCTCGCGCGTGAAGGGTATGCGGTGACGCAATGAGGACGGAAGATCAGGGAGTCCTCGTCGACCGGGGCAGCGGAGTTCGTGTCAAGTTCGATCTGAACCCTGAGATATTCCAGGACGAGAAGACAACGGAGCTGGCAAGTATTGGTATCCCAGGGATGAGCCACCCGAAGATGCAGTTCACAGGGGGAGGGGAGCGGATGCTCTCCTTTTCTATCTTCCTGCACTATGGGGCGACGGGGGACGTCCCAGGGGCGATAAGGACGTTGCAGTCCTGGCAATACCCAGAGTACAGCGGGGGGCGGTTGACGAAGCCCCCAGCAAAGCTCCTTCTGGTATTTGGAGATACCTGGCCTGATGAGCAATGGGCGTTGCGCTCGTGCAGCGTAACGCGCCAGCGATTCAACAAGGATCTGGCGTGTACGTTCGCTGAAGTAGCGGTCGAGCTGGTCCAGATCATCGAGACCTCGGTCGACGCACGGGAGGTGAGGGGATGATCGATCCAACGAGCCGCTACAACTATTCGGTCCTGTATCGAGACAAAAGAGGCGGGGACTTCTGGGGGACGAGACAGCCCATCCGGCTCAAACGTCACTCCTCCGATAGCTATCATCAGGTCACGGACGCAGACAGCAAGCGGATAGACCTCATCGCGTGGAGATATTATGGGGACGTGCGGCTCTGGTGGGTCATCGCCGAGGTGAACGAGATCGGGGACCCGCTGGAGATCCCGGTAGGGACACGCCTACGTATCCCATCTTACGAGCGGGTACAGATGAAGGTGGTGAGGTGATGGATACCTACGCACCGATGGTCATCATCGAGGTTGGCGGGGCGACGCTCCCGCGCGATATCAGCGAACACATCACGTCCTTCTCCTACGAGGACCACGAGGACAAGATGGACGAGATGAAGGTGACTATCGTTGATATGGCGCTCTCCTTCGTGGACGACGAGCAGCTCCAAGAAGGCAAGGAGATCCGCGCTCGGTGGGGGTATATCGGGAACCTATCGCCTGCGCGGATCTGTACGATAAAGGAGATACGATACCAGTTCGGCGAGGATGGTGTCGTGAAGCTCGACGTGACTGCGTTGGATAAGCGTCACAAGCTCACAGGGCGCTCCTCGCGGACCTGTTGGAAAGATAGTCCGATAGAGAACGTTGTTTCTCATATCGCGACAAAACATGGGCTCGAACCGGTGATCGATATCCCAAACGATAGGATACGGGAATATATCACCGAAGGGGGCAAGAACGACCTAGAGTTTTTGAAAGAGCTTGCGGAGGATACGGGTTGTTCTGTGTGGGTATACAACGAAGAGCTCCACTTTGAGCCTAATCAGTTGACCGCCCCTGTGATGAGCTTTAGATATCGCGAGGAGCGCGACGGATATCTTATAGGTTTTTCGGCTACAAGCAAAGCAGAAGAGGGGAAGGGGACAGGTGGCGAGACGGAGACGTCTGGGATAGACCCGATGACTAAGGAGCCCTTCAAGACGCGTAGCAGCGCTGATGATGTTACGGTAAATCTTGGCAATCAACGCGTAGAGAACGAGACACGATATAAGCCATCTGATGATGAGACGGGGCGGGCTATCCCCAGCCCAGCCCCTATGGCGGGGATAGCAAAACAGGAAGGGGCTGGGAAGGTCCAAACTGGGGCCATGAAGGTCGTCGAGGGGACGGCGAAGACGATAGGGATCCCTTCTTTAGAGGCAAAGGACACGATCACGCTAGAGAACGTAGGGGCAAAATTTAGCGGTCTATGGCGCGTGAAACGGGTGAAACACGATATATCGCGGAGTGGATACACTTGCGACTTGACGCTCTGTAAGAGCGACCATAATCACGGGGGGGGGCAGCGGGGAGCGGCCCCTAAGGCGCAGAGGGGTGGTAGCCATGCTACAAGTGCTGGAGAAGCGAAAAAGTCCCTGCCGCCGTATATCGAACAAGACTTAAAGAATTAGATCAGGTGAGCGAGATGAGCAGACCCAGTAACGGGCTCGAGTTGGCGGGGAAGCACCGCGCCATCGTCGAAGATAATGATGACCCCATAAAACTAGGGCGATTGAAGGTGCGCATCCAGGCTGCATATGGAGCACAGCCATTGGAGAAGCTGCCTTGGGCTTGGCCCTGTCTTCCGTATGGCGGGATGCCGCAAACGGGGCTCTTTGCTATCCCAGATATCGGGTCGGGCGTATGGGTAGAGTTCCTCTGGAAAGACGGGCGGCCGGATACGACTTACCCCGTATGGACAGGGACTTGGCTCGCGGAAGATGAGACGCCTATCGAGGCGATAGGCCCCAAGGATCCTGTGCCGGGTGATGAGAAGGTCGTATCAAAACAGGTCTACCGCTATAAGGTCTTTAAGACCACCGCAGGACACTCCATAACGCTCTGCGATCTCCCAGGTAAGGAGAGCGTGACGATAGAGCATGGGACGAAAGGGGCGATCATCCACATGGACAAGGAAGGGAATATCTCTATCTGTGGGCCAAAGAAGATCGCTATAGACGCAGGGGAAGAGCTTCTGCTCCGCGCGCCGCATATTCGGCAAGAGCGCGATGAGGGAAGCGCTGGGAGATACGACGATGTGGATCGGTCCTAGCTATCCTTTCCGTATCGGCGAGCGTGGGCTATTTAAGGATGGCACTGATATCGCTTTGATCGAGGGGAACATCTTGCAGATATTGGGGACTAGGAAGGGGGAGCGCGTGATGCTCCCCCTTTTTGGGTCGCGGATAATGGACTACATCTATGATCCGCTCGACCATGTGACCTGTGCCCTTATCCGCTTTGAGCTCATCGATGCGATCAAGATGTGGGAACCGCGCGTCGTCCTGGACCAACAGAGGACGATGGTGACCCCATACCCATCCGAGTTTCGTGTCATCGCTGATATGCGCTATTGGTTAAAGCCGCATGGAGACGCACGCCCCTTAGCTATCGAGATCAGCCGGAGCGGAGGTATCAGCTTATGGCAGGATTGACCCGTTTTCAATATGTAGATAAAGACCATGCGGGGATCGTGAGCGATTGTATCGCTCGCATAAAGGAGACTTATGGCGAGTCTCGGTGGAACGATTTTGAAGAGGATAGCTCTGGGGTCATGCTGCTAGAGGCATTTGCCTACGTAGTGGATCTATTGCTATTCTATCTTGACCACCAAGCGAACGAGACCTATCTTCCCACAGCGACAGAACGCCAAAACATGATAAACATAGCGAAACTCGTCGGGTACAAAGTTTCTGCTGCGCAACCGGCGTCTGTAGATATTACCTTCGCGGTAGAAGAGCCTCATGGATACGATGTCACGATCCCTGCTAAGACGCGTATCGAGACATCGGACGGCATAGTATTCGAGACACGTGAGGTAGCGGTCATCTCTGCCGGGGAGCGTTCAGTCTCAGTCGGTGCTGTAGAGGGAGAGACATTTGAGGATGTCGTAGGGGTCTCTGATGGAGAGCCAGATCAGGAGTTCTACCTTCCGCGCGCAGGCATTATCGAGTTGGTGGAGCTTGACGTGGGGGGGCATGTATGGGGGCTGGTAGATAGTATCGCCGATGCACTCCCGAAGGATATGGTGTTCATGGCTGACCTCGACGCCTGGGGGCGTGTACGTTTGATATTTGGGGATGGGCAGAACGGGCGCATCCCGCGCAGGGACGACAA